TAAATAAAGTGTTTTTGTCAATAAAAAAAATAATGTAAATATATTAAATCGGTGTTAATTTAGCTTAATTTTAATTGACTTTATAATAAAAAAACCATACAATTTAGTATGGAAAATAAAAAAATACTTTGGATATCTGATTTTAACCTAAATCATACAATAGGTGGGGCTCAAAGAAGCAATGAACTTTTGATAAATAAAGGTAGAGAGTTAGGGCATTCTATTTTTGAAGCAAATTATAATTATAATTTTAAAGTAACAGATTTTAATGATTATGACGTTCTTGTGTCTTCTAATCTAGAAGCCATATACAGATCTGATAAAGAAGTTATAAAAAAGATAAGTGAGCATAAAAATCACGTAAGACTTGAGCATGATTTAAATAGATATTTATCAAAAGAAGACAGGCAACTACTATTTAATTCTTGTAAAAAAACTTTCTTTTTGACAGATTTCCATTATGAAATTTTTAAAAATTATTACGGAGATATATTTAAAAATGTTGAAATTGTACCAGACCCTATAGATTCAAAAACTTTTTATAATAAACAGCTGGAAAGAGAAGATAAAATATTATATGTTGGGTTTATGCATGAACTTAAGGGTACCTTGGCTTTTTTTGAATTTGTATTAGCAAATCCTAATATTAATTTTGTAATAGCTGGTTGGGGCGCAAGAGTATTTGATCATTTAGCTTCTACATGTAAAAATGTAGAATTTCTCGGACCAGTGACTTATGAATCCATGCCAGATTTATACAATAAATATGAAACATTATATTATACTCCAGTTTTACCAGAACCATTTTGTAGGTCTGTTGCGGAAGCGTGTATTTGTGGAACAAAGTTGATTTGCTTTAATCCAAATATTGTAGGATGTATCCATGATATGGACAAACATGGGCTAGATTCATTTAAAGAATCTTGTTCCAAAGCTTCTGAAGTATTTTGGGAAAAAGCATTAAAGTGAATGCATTCGATTTCTTCGAAAAAATTTTTTGTATAAATTTAGATGAAAGAAAAGATAGATGGGAAAAATGCTTAGAGAATTTTAATAAATTAAATATTCTACATAAAATAGAAAGATTTCCAGCAGTGAAATTTAATCACAGCGATGAGAAATATAAAAAATTTTTAGGCAGAGCTGGTTGTTGCATGTCTCATTTTAAAATTTTAAAAAATGCAAAAGAGAAAAATATATCTAATTATTTAGTTCTAGAAGATGATTTTGAACTACTTTTTGATGAAAAAATAACAGTTAATAACCTAAACAAATCTTTACAAGAATTACCAAAAGATTGGGATATTTTATATCTTGGAGGCAATTTAGATAATAGCTATGGTATAAATCCTATCTCCAAATATTCAGAAAATCTTTTTAAATTAAATTCGTCCCATACTACGCACGCTCTGGCGTTTAACTGTAAAATATACAACACTCTCTTAGAAAATGCACCAGACACAAATTCAATATTCGATTGGATAAACGAGAATGAAGCCATAGATGTCTTTTTAAGCAAGAGAATATTAAGAAATTATAACAGTTTTATATCTAATCCAATGCTATTTTTACAAAGCGCGTCTTTTTCTGATATAGAACATAATTTCTATGATTATAGAGATTGGATAAAAGGCAATTTTGAAAGATTCAAATTCTCAGCATGAAGAAAATAATCTCATTTCAAATGCAAGGCGGGTTAGGTAACATTTTATTTTCTTTAGCAAATGCAATAAATTTATCTGTTATATACGATTTAAAAGTCTGCTTAAGATATTATCACATAGGTTATTTACATACTGATCCAAAAATATATAAACAGAGTATATTTAAGCAATATGAAGAAATAACAAACATAGATGGATTCTTTCAATTTACAGAAAAAGACTTTTCTTTTAGTGAAATAGATTTACCAAAAGATACTAATATTTTTATTAATGGATATTTTCAAAGTGAAAAATATTTTATAAAAAATAGGAAACTAATAGTAGATAGCTTTTTTTCTAATAGTAGAATATTTGATAATCTTAAAAAAAGGTATCCAGAAGTATTTGAAGAAGAAATCACCAGCATACATCTGAGAAGAGGCAATTACCTATCTCTTAGCAATGTTTATAATAATTTAGATATAAAATACTACATGGATGCAATTGAATTGTTAGATTCAAAAAAAGTTTTCGTTTTTAGCGATGATCTTAATTATTGTTATAATAATTTTACTGATAAAAAATTTAACATAATACAAGGAAATACGGATCTAGAAGATCTATATTTAATGGCTTTGTGCAAAAATAATATTATAGCAAATAGTTCTTATAGCTGGTGGGGAGCATGGTTAAATCAAAATCATAATAAAAAAATTATAGCCCCCAATCATTGGTTTAAAGATAGGAATGATTTTATAATAAGAGATTTAATACCTCAGTCATGGATAAAAATTTAAAAAATATATTAAGCATTTACGGATCTCATGACGCATCAGCCGTCTTTATTGATCGAAATGATAATATTAAAATATTAGAATACGAAAGATTTGTAAAACAAAGATATGCAATGTATTCGGACAGATTTGATCATAGAAAAGGCGTAGGCACGGATGAAACTTTAAGAAAAAAATTTATAGAATACATATGCACTTTTATAGATAAGAACTCAATAAATACATTAATATATAATGAGCTATCAGAAACAGATCTATTATTTTTAAAAACCATATTTGAAAATGCTACCTTAGTTAAAGTAGGGCATCATACTGCCCATGCAGCCAGCGGATACTATACATCAAACTTTGACGAAGCATTGATAATATCTATTGATGGAGGGGGCAATGAAATTGAATATACTACATCTACAAAAACCTTTATTGGTAAAAATAATAAAATTTTTAATCACAAGAATTACAACTTAGATTTTGGAACACCTTACGCGATGATAGGATGTCCAATTGCTGAAATAAAACCTGGGCCAGATAGCGAATTGCAATCTTTAGCATATGCAGGAAAAGTGATGGGTTTATGTGCATACGGCAAAGTCATTAATGAGTGGGTAAGACCTATCGAAAATTTTTACTTTCACAAAGATTTAAATAAACTATCGAGAGATTTAAATTTAGATCTAACTTTCAATTTTTTAAAAGGACAGCAAAGTTATGATCTTGCAGCAACATCCCAGTATGTTTTTGAAAAAATATTTTTTAATACATTTTGGGAGGAGATATTTTCTTCGAATTTGAATGTAGTCTTAGTCGGTGGATGTGCGCTAAATGTTCTCTTAAATCAAAAATTAAAACAAAGACTAAATGAAATCAACCGAGACCTTTTCGTTCCTGCGAATCCAAATGATTGCGGGCTTGCCCTCGGCCAATTTTTATATTTTACAGAATTAAAAATAGAAAAAGATCTTACATACAATGGAATAGAAATTTTAGATGCAAATAAAATAAATTATTATATAAAAGAATTTGACGCCAAAGAAGTGTCAATTAATGATTTAGCTAAAATTATATTGGATGGTAAAATTGTAGGTATAATTAATGATTGTTCAGAAGTAGGCCCAAGAGCCCTTGGCAATAGAAGTATTATATGTAATCCATGCGTAGATAACATGAAAGATATTCTTAATCATAAAGTAAAGTTTAGAGAATGGTTTAGACCATTCGCGCCAGTATGTAGAGATAAAGATAAAAGTATATATTTTGAAAATGCATTCTATTCAAAATATATGAGTTATGCCCCAAGCGTCAAAGAAAATTATAGAAAAACTCTTTCCTCCATAACTCATTTTGATGGGACGGCAAGGCTTCAAACTGTAAAAGAAAAAGATCATGAAATATTTTATAATATTTTAAATTCAATGCAAAATCTTGGTGGAATACCAATCATATTAAATACGTCCTTTAATATTAAAGGATTGCCAATATTATCTTCAATAGAAGACGCTTTATATGTCCTAAAAAATACAGAGTTAGATCATGTCTATGTCAAAGGATATCTATTTTCAAAATGATACCGAAAAAAATTTTTATAAAAGATTCTAGCTTTTCTCATTGCATATTTAGCAACAACCCAATGCCCCCAATTCAATTTAGTGATAAGATCGAATGGGATCGATCAAATAACTATACTGATGAAGATATAATCATATATACAGATAATTTTATAACTGCATCCAGAAGAAACAATAAAAAAGATATTGCATGGCTAATAGAACCCCAAGAGCTTTGTCCAGAAAAATATTCATATGTGAAAAATAATTATAATCTATTCTATAAAATATATTCTCACGATGAAGATATTCTAAAATTACCAAATTCTGTTTTTATACCTTACGGAGGCTGTTGGATTGATAAAAAAGATTTTAATATTTATGAAAAAAGCAGAATGATATGCATGATAACTTCTAATAAAAATTTTTTAACTGGACATAACCTAAGAATGAAATGCATAGAAAGATTTAAAAATAAATTTGAACTATTTGGAAATGGTTATAAACAAATAATATCAAAAATAGAAGTTTTAAAAGATTTTAAGTTTCAGATCGTAATAGAAAATAGTATAAAAAATTTTTGGTTTACAGAAAAACTTATTGACTGCTTCGTGACTGGCACAATACCGATTTACTATGGATGCTCAAGTATAGGCAATTTCTTTGATATCAATGGGATAATCCAATTTGATTCTTTAGATAAATTAGATGAAATATTAAATAATATAAGTGATCATGAATATTCCAAAAGGATTCCAGCTATAATAGAAAACTTTACAAGAGCCAAGCAATATCTATTAGCAGAAAATACTATATATAATAACATATGAAAATTTTAATAACAGGCGGATCTAGTATGGTTGGCAAGCATCTAATCAAATATTTACCAAATGGAATTTTTATATCTAGTAAAGATTGTAATTTAAAAAATCCAAAAGAAGTCTTAGAATTAATGCATGATATTAGACCACAGAAAGTAATTCATTTGGCAGCAAAAGTTGGTGGGATTATGGACAATATCAAAAACCCCGTTCAATTTTTTGAAGAAAATATTATGATTAATACAAATGTATTAAAATATGCACATGAAGTAAGTGTTAATCAATTTATAGGTATATTAAGTACATGTATTTATCCAGATAAAGTAGATGACAATGAGTACCCAATGATCGAGAGCCTCTTACACAAAGGACCACCAACGGAAACAAATTTTGCTTATGGATATGCTAAAAGATGTATGGCTGTTCAAATTGAAGCTTATAATAAACAATATAATAAAAATTATACATATCTAACTCCGTGCAATCTATATTCCGAATATGATCATTTTGAAGGCGATAAGGCTCATTTTTTATCTAGTTTATTAAATAAAATTTATAATGCAAAAAATAATAACACAAATATACAACTAATGGGCACAGGGAAGCCTTTAAGACAATTTATGTATGCAGACGATTTAGCAAAAGTTATTTTTAATTTTGTTGAAAATAATATAAACGAAAGTTGCAATGTATGCACCGATGAAGTTAAAAGCATAAAAGAAATAGCAGAAATAGCACTAAGAGCTTGCAATGCAAACAATATTAGTATACAATGGGATATATTAAAGCCAGATGGTCAATATAGAAAAGATGCCTCGTCAGCCAAATTAATTAGTATTTTAAATGGATTTAAATTTACCCCGCTCTATGAAGGAATAAAAAGAACTTATGAAAAACATGTGGAATCTAAACGAATCTAATTTTACATTAAAAGATAAATTTAATATATGTAAGTTTTTCTTAAAGAAAAAAGATATGTGGACTATGGGCGATCAGGTTTCGCTTTTTGAAAAAACAATGGCCGAATATGTTGGAGTAAAATACGCAGTATTTGTCGCAAATGGTTCTCTTGCAAATACATTGTTAGCTATGTATCTTAAAGATAATCAATATTCGAAGAACAAAAATATTATAGTATTTCCATCTACGACATGGGTTACCTCCGTTTCGCCTTTTATAAGAGAAGGCTTTACTCCTAATTTTGTTGATATTAATCTTGAGGATTGGTCAATGGATTTGAACAAATTAGAAGATTTATTAATTAAAAAATCTAAAAATATATCATGTGTTTTTATTACAAGTCTATTGGGTTATACTCCTGATATAGGCAAAATTATATATCTAGAAAAAAAATATAAAGTAAAATTTATGTTAGATAATTGTGAAAATACATTTGGTTCTTTCAAAAATAAAAACGTGAGCTCTTTCTTTACTTCCACGACAAGTACTTATTTTGGCCACCAACTGCAAAGCGTAGAAGGTGGATTTATATTCACTAATTCAGATAAAGAATACGATTATTTTCTAATGGCAAGAAACCACGGAATGACAAGAAGCGTAAAAGATAATCAAAAGTATTTAAATAAAAATGTAGATTCAAGATTTGATTTCTATTTATTAGGTAATAACTTTAGGAATACTAATATCAATGCGTTGATAGGATTATTAGATTTTAAAAGAATAAAATTTTATATAGATAAAAGAATTAATATTTATAATAATTATATACATAAATATACCCAAAGAGCCTCCTTACCAAAAAATTTTGATAATAGAATTCATGTTCCATTTTGCATTCCTGTTATATGTAAAAACAAAAAAGATAAAATAAAAGCTTTAGACTTTTGCAAAAAGAATGGCATCGAAACACGGCCAATTATCTCTGGTAATCTTTTAAGACAAACTTGTTTTAAAAAATACGCTAACTATAAACATTATAAAAATAGTGAAGTATTAAATAATAATGGTTTTTATGTTGGACTACATAGTAAAGTCTCTTCAAATAATTTAGATAAATTGTTGAATTATATCAATAATCTTTAAGATGAAAAAGATTATAATAACAGGAGTTAGCGGTCAAGATGGATCTTATATGGCGGAGTACTGCCTATCTTTGGGTCATATAGTATATGGGATGATAAGAAGATCGTCTAATCCAAATTATTCAAATTTAATTAAAATAATAAATCATCCAAATTTTAAATTAATTTATGGAGATTTATCTGATGGATCTTCTTTAGAGAATATGGTAAAAAACATACAACCAGATTATTTCATTAATTTCGCCGCACAATCTTTTGTTGGAGCAAGCTGGATTATGCCAGAGCAGACTTTTGATGTAACAGCTTTAGGCGTTCTTAGATGTTTGGAAGCTATAAGAAAAAATTGTCCATCTTGCAGATTTTATTCAGCTGGCTCTAGCGAGGAAATGGGCAATGTAGAATATTCTCCGCAAGATTTAAAACATCCATTAAAGCCAAGATCTCCATATGGAGCAGCGAAAGCGTCAGCAAGACATATAACAAAAGTATTTAGAGAGTCTTATAATTTATATGCTATTCACTGTATACTCTATAACCATGAAAGCGAAAGGCGAGGAGAGGAATTTGTCACAAGAAAAATCACAAAAGGAGTAGCCAGAATTAAATATGCCATAGATAATAAAATACCATTTGAACCAATAAAACTAGGAAATTTAGAATCTAAAAGAGATTGGAGTCACGCGGAAGATTTTGTTAAAGGCATATGGACTATGCTAAATCAAGAAAAGCCAAAGGAATATATTTTATCTTCCGAAGAAACTCACTCTATAAAAGAATTTGTAGAAAAATCATTTTCATATGCTAATATAAAAGACGGAATATGGACGGGAGAAGGCGTTAATACTTTATATGTTCTACCAGATTACTTACTAAAAGATGGAAATATTGCAACAAAAATATTAGTACAAACCGATCCAAATTTTTATAGGCCAGCAGAAGTAGATCTTCTACTAGGAGATTCGTCAAAAGCTAGAGTCGAATTAGGATGGAAACCTGAAAATTCCTTTGACAATCTGGTTGAAAGAATGGTAAAATGGGATATTGAAAATTACAAACCATAAATTATGCCAATTAATCGTAAAAAAGTTTATAAAAACAAAACCAAATTGGCCAAGAGAAATAAAAATAGCTCAAAAGTTAATAAAAAAATATAAGACTTTAACTTACTGGAAATCCTTAAAAGATTTAAATTTGCCTAGCTTAGCTTGGTTTTTAACAGAAGATGGCAAGGCTTTTTTAAATATAGAAGACAAAAAAAATAGATTAATAATAAATAAAAATACATATAATATCAAAGAAAATAAAATTGGTGAAGATAAAAATGTTTGCCAAAAACCTAAAACCCTGCTAGAATTTATAAGATATGGGAAGAAAACCTAAAGAAGAAGTAGTAGAAACAAGCAATCTACCATCAGCAAAAACTAGATTATCCGCATTTTTAAAACAAAATAAAGATGATCATTATAATTTTGAAGAAGAAATCTATTATAAAGTTTCAACTGGAAGCCTAAATTTAGATATTGCCACTGGAGGAGGACTATGCCCAGGCTTACATAGATTCATTGGAATGAATGAGGGCGGTAAAACTAGCGAAGCTTTAGAGGTCTCAAAAAATTTTCTCACTTCCTTAAAAGACTCTAAGGCCTTGCTATTTAAAGCGGAAGGAAGATTGAGTAAAGAAGTCCAAGAAAGATCTGGAATTAAGTTTGTTACAAATCCAGATGAATGGGAAGATGGAACTTGCTTTGTTTTTGAGTCGAATGTCTTTGAAACTGTTTCCGAATTGATGAAAGAACTTATCCAGAATAATGAAGAAAACAAAAGATATATTTTTATATTAGATTCAGTTGATGGATTGATTACAAAAAATGATAAAGAAAAAACTTTAAGTGAAGCTACGAAAGTTGCTGGTGGAGCAGTGATATCATCAATGTTAATGAAAAAAATATCTTTAGCCTTATCTAAGCGCGGCCATATGGCGATTTTTATTAGTCAAGTACGCTCGGATATCAAACTAGATCCATACGCTGCAAATAAAGATATAAGACAAACTAGCGCAACAGGAGGCAATGCTCTTCTTCATTTTGCTAATTGGATTCTTGAATTTGAACCACGTTATAATAAAGATCTTATTCTTGAAAAACCAAATGAAAAATATGACCCAATTAAAAATAAAATTATTGGACATAATGTAAAGATCGCTATCAAAAAATCAACAAATGAGTCCACTAACTCTAAAGTTCAATATCCAATAAAATATGGAAGAAAAGACGGCGCATCAGTTTGGAAAGAGTACGAAGTAATCGATCAGATTTTGAGCTGGGAATTCGCCACTGCAAAAGGAGCATGGGTAACTTTTTCAGATGAAATTATAGAAGAACTTAAAAAGTCTAATATTGAACTTAAAAAACAGCATCAAGGTATAGATAACTTAAGGCTTTATCTTGAAGATAATAAAGATATTACAAATTACTTTTATAATAAATTCATCTCTACATTGGCAACATGAGACTATTAAATATTAACGGTAAACTCGTTAATAAAAATGTAAGAAAAAATCTTATAAATTGGGAAGGTAAAAGTAGAAGTAAGCTTCAATTTAATTTTAAACAGTTTTTTTATCCATTCTGGAAAAACCATATTGTATATGAAGAGTTCCCCGTGTATGGAACAATGCTTAAAGTTGATATATTAAATGCAACAAAAAGAATTGCAGTTGAGATACAAGGCGATCAACATGAATCCTTTAATAAATTTTTTCACGGAGACTCAAGATTAAAATATTTAAATAGTATAAAAAGAGATGTAAAAAAAGAAAAATGGCTTGAAATGAATAATTTTAAATTCTTGCAATTATATGAAAATGATTTAAAAAAAGTCTCTTTAGACTATATACAAGAAAAGTTCCAAATTTTTATTATTTAAGTGTAAAATTATTTGGTGACAAATAAAAAGAAAAGTTTTAAAATACCAGATTCACTATTAAAGCAACTTGATGAATGCAGTTTCGGAGGATATATAATGTTCAACTTTTCAAGTAAAGGGGAGCCCCAAGTATTTACAAAATTTGATAATCAAATAAATGCTATGGCATTATTGTATTATGTTAATACTTGGAGTCAAAGTATAGACCAATTAAATTTAGAAGCCACAACAGATCAAATTGCCAAAACAAATAGAGAAGATGATGATTTTGATGACTTAGAAGATAAAAATTAAAAGGCTCTTGACTTTTATTTTTTAATCTAGTATCATAATGGTTAATGATTTATTCAATACAGGTAGAAAGACACGTACTGAGCGGGTTAATTAAATATCAAAATCTATTTCCAGATATTGATGTTTTTCTAAATGAAAATGACTTTTTTAATGAAGTCCACTCTTCAATATATTCTGTATATAAAAGCATAGCTCAAAAAGGAGAAAAGATTGATAAGGTGCTTTTAGCTGAAAAAATTAAAAACTTGGGCATATCTTTTAAAGATGATATTAATATTTATGACTATATAGATAACCTTAGCTTCTCTCAAATAACCGAGGAAGCTACTATTAATGCATGTAAAGAGCTCTTAAAATTGAGAATCAGAAGAGAGATTTCTCAGACCGCAGAAAAGCTAAAAGATTTTCTTGTAAAGAGCCCTGAAGAACCAATAGATAAAATAATTGCTGAGTGCGATTCTATTTATAATAAGAAAATATCATCTTATGAAATTAATGACGAGCCAATTAATTTATTTAACAATGTCGAAGACGTTATTGAAGAGATCGGAAATAATCCAAAAGAGGAAGTAGGGCTTACTACATCTTATCCAGAATTTAATAGACTTTATGGTGGTCTTAAAAATGGAAATATTTACGCTATAGTTAGTCGTCCAGGTCAGGGAAAATCTACATGGATAAATGATATATGTTTTAATGCAAGTATTAATCCAAAAAATAAAGTAAAAACATTGATTTTAGACACAGAAATGCAGACCTTTGATATTCAATTAAGAATGGTTTCTTCTTTGGCAGATGTACCTATGTGGTATTTAGAGACAGGTAATTGGAGAAAAAATGAGGAGATGACAAAAAAAGTTAGAGCCGCTTGGCAATTAGTTAAAAATTATGAATACTATCATTATCATGTAGGAAGTAAAAATATAGATCAAATCTGCTCAATAATTAGGCGCTGGTATCTATCAAAAGTAGGAAGAGGAAATCAAGCATTGATAGCATATGATTATATAAAATTGACTGGAGAAAAAGTTGGCAATAATTGGGCAGAGCATCAAGCCATAGGAGAAAAAATAGATAAATTAAAAAGAATATCTGAAGAAATTAATTGTCCAATAGTCACCGCAATGCAATTAAATCGTTCTGGAGAAAATTTTAATAGAAATTCAAATACCGTTGTAGACGATAGTTCCGTAATCGCATTGTCGGATAGACTACAATGGTTCGCTTCCTTCGTCGCAATATTTAGAAGAAAAACTCTGGACGAACTAGCTTTAGATGGTCAACAGTTCGGTACTCATAAATTAATTCCGACTAAAACAAGATTTCAAGGAAAAGAAGCGGCAGGTCATCAAGATTTAGTCAGAAGGTTAGACTCCGCTGGCAAAGAAGTTTGGGCGCAAAACTATTTGAATTACAATGTCCAAAACTTTAAGATAGAAGAAAGAGGATCTCTGCAAGATATTGCCACAAGACAAAGAGAGCAATATGAGCTTAATGATACAAATCAAAATGATGGAGAGCTATTATGAACGTAGAATTAATTTCTGTAACTCATCCTTATATTGAAGGCATAAAAAACGCAGAAGATTTAATATCATATTGTGCTAGAGTCAGCAATCCATCAAATCAAATGAATCTAGAAACTGCCCCAAAACTTTTAGAATTTTTAATTAAGCACAGACATTGGTCGCCATTTGAAATGGTAGATATGACTTTGGAAATCAAAACAAGTAGAGCAATTGCAGCTCAAATTTTAAGGCATAGATCATTTTCGTTTCAAGAATTTAGTCAAAGATATAGTGTAGCGAATGATTATGAAGATATAGAACTTAGATTACAGGGAGAAAAAAATCGACAAGTCGGAGAAAGATTAATGCCAATAGATACAAAAGGTTATGAGAATATAAACCATTTGATTGCCGAAGCCATATCCATAAGTCAACATTGCTATGAATCCATGATAGAAAATGGAGTGGCTAAGGAAGTAGCAAGAATGATATTGCCATTAACAACGCAAACCACAATGTATATGAAAGGATCATTAAGAAGCTGGATACATTATATTGAATTAAGGACAGAAAAAAATACTCAGAAAGAACATAGGGTTATTGCTGAGAAATGTAAAAATATTTTTATAAAAAAATTTCCAATAACCAGCGAGGCCCTACAATGGAAAATAATGTAGATATCCATCAAATACTTACCAGCATAGGATATTCTTTAAAAGATTACGGAAAAGAATATAGAACAAAACCTATATACAGAGATAGCGATAATGATACAGTTTTAAGGATCTATAAAGATAGTGGCAACTGGATTGATTTTAAAGAAAACATTAGCGGTGATTTCACGTCTTTAATTAAAAAAACATTAAAATTAAATAATGATGAGACAGCCAAAGAATGGCTAAAAGAAAAAAAATTTACATATACTAACATAAAAAGCGAATATACTAGGCCACAAATTAAAGATACGAAAACTTTTGATAAAAGCTTATTATCAAATATAGATAAGGATCATACATATTGGATTAACAGAGGAGTAAAAGAAGATACCCTCAGTGCTTTTTTAGGTGGAGTTATCAAAAGCGGAAAAATGAAGAATCGCTATGTTTTTCCAATTTTTAACAGCAAGATGGATATAGTTGGATTTTCTGGAAGAGATATTACAAATTTAAGTAAAATAAAATGGAAACATTTAGGAGATAAATCTGCATGGTGTTATCCATTATTTTTGAACATTGAAGATATAAAAAATAAGAAAGAAGTTTATCTAGTAGAAAGTATAGGCGATTGCTTGGCCATGTGGGATTCAAATGTAAAAAATGTGATCGTTACATTTGGTTTAGAGATAAGCATTTCAATCTTAAATCTATTATTAAAGATTGATCCAAATAAAATATTTATATCTTTTAATAATGACTCCAATAAAAACAGCGCTGGCAATTTAGCTGCTCAAAAAGCTCAAAATAAACTTTCTAGATATTTTGATGTAAATCAAATTAAAATTAAATTACCTACGAAAAAAGATTTTGGGGAGATGTCCTCAGAAGAGATTGCAAAATGGACAAAGAACTAAGAACGCTTTCTGCTTCAAGAATTAAAACCTTAGAGACATGCTCTTGGGTTTATTGGAACAACTATCATTTAAAGATTCCACAAAGTACTAACGATGGAGCTTTAAGAGGAACAATTTGTCATACGATATTTGAATTATTATTAAATCCAAGACATAAACATAATTATAATAAAATAATTAAAAGTAACTCTGTCACTGGAAGTAAAAGCGTAACTAAATTAATAAAAAAATTAAAAGCAAAAGTTGGCCTAAATGAATCAAATTTTGAAATTTTAGATCAAATGATTATGGTCGGATTAAAACATGATTTCTTTGGTAAAGAAGGAAAAATTATTCAACCAGAATACCCATTTGATATTAAAAATGATTCCCCCAAATATCACATTAAGGGTTTTATAGATAAGCCTATTAAAAAGAAGAAAGAAATGCATATAATCGACTACAAAAGCTCCAAATATAAATTTAGAGGAGATGACCTTGAAGCCAATATTCAAGCCATGATGTATAGCCTTGCGAGTTTAAAAATTTGGCCAAAATTAAAGCCTATCGTTAAGTTTCTATTTTTAAGATTTCCAAAACAACCAATACAAGAATTGACGTTCACAGAAGATCAAATAAAAGGTTTTGAGCATTATTTAGAACACATAAATGATTATATAAATAGATTTGACGAGAAGTCTGCAAAAGCAAATTTTGCAGCAGATAGCGATAAGAATAAATGGATGTGCCAAATAGGAGGCTGGAGATGCCCATATAAAGATCCGTATGAATATTATGTTAAAGTTAATAAAGATGGCCAGATTGTTGAGACAAGCTTAAAAAACGATTTTAAAAATGTAAATGGTTACTCAGTAGAGACAAGGGAATACCAAGGGTGTCCAAAATGGAATATAAAAAATAACAATACAAGTAATCCAAAAGATGCTTTTTCAGATCTAGATTGACAATATTATATATATTTAATATAATAACACCATGGAAGTTTTACCTATATTTAAATCTCATTATAGCATAGGAAGATCTATATTAACTCTAGAAGATGAGAAAGCTGAAGAATTTTACCCAAATTCAATTATAAATATAGCGAAAGAAAATAAACTAAAAGAAGTATATTTAGTTGAGGATAATATGACTTCATTTTTAGAAGCATATACAAATACAAAAAAGTATAATATATCTTTAAGATATGGAGTTAGGATATCTGTCAACGATGATTTAAATGAAAAAAGCGAAGAGTCTAGAAAAAAGACCTCAAAGGCTATAATCTTTTTTAAGAATAATAATGGATATAAAAGTTTAATAAATATCTTTACTATAGCTTGTAAACAGGGTTTTTATTATGAACCAAGAATAGATTATAAAACATTAAGATCTTTATGGAAAGAAGACGATCTTCTTTTATGTATTCCTTTCTACGACTCTTTCATATTTAATAATACATTAATGGGCTCCATATGTGTTCCAGATTTTAGTTTTACAAATCCGCTCTTTTTTATAGAAAATAACTCTTTACCATTTGATAATCTAATAAAATCCAAAGTAAATAATTTTGCGAAAGCAAACAGCTTTAATACTATTAATGTGAAAAGCGTATTTTATAAAAACAGAAAAGATTTTAAAGCATATCTAACTTTCAGATGTATTAACAACAGAACAAACTTGAATAAGCCAGAATTGGCTCATATGACAAGCAATTCATTTTGTTATGAAAGCATAAAGGCTTAATTATGCAAGAACATCTTTTAAGATTTAATAAACAAAACAAATTTGTATTTATTGATATGGAAAGTTTCAATCTTTGTTTAAACTTTTGTCATAACTTACCTTGGCAGATTGGTTTAGTAAAAGCTAATGGAGATATCAAAACTGATAGTAAAAATTATTATATAAAATGGGATACAGATTTAAAAATAAGCCAGGAGGCAGCAAGAATAACAAGATATGATCACAAGAAGGTTGAAAAGGAAGGTCTTAATATAAAAGACTCTTTTCCGACTGTTAAAGACTGGCTAGATCATGCTGATTATATAGTTGGCCACAATATTCTAGGCTTTGATATTTTCTTAATTAAAGAATTATATGAACACATGGGTTGTCATTGGGATCATTTGATGAATAAAATTATTGACACAAATTGTATTGCAAGAGGTATTAAATACGGAACGCCATATAAACCAAACGAAAATCTACTAGAATATCAATATAAAATTTATCACACTAAAAGAAGAGATGTTAAAAGCAGTCTATCGACTCTTGGAAAAGAATTTGAAATTGAACATGATTATGAAAAGCTCCATGACGCTTTAAATGATCTTGACTTAAACTTAAAAGTGTGGAATAAATTGAAATGGCAGGTAGAAATTTAATATGGCATCTTTAGATGATATTTATGATATGACGCAAAAATTAGAAGATTCTAATATAGAATATCTTTTAATTACGATACAAAAAGGCAAAAAGAATGGTAAAGCGGATGTCTTTTATTCCTTAAAAGACAGAAATTCCATGAGAATTTTAGCTAAAGGATTAGATGTCTTTAATAAAGAAGTAGACAAAATGGAGGACAACGGTGACTTTGGAAATTAAAGATTTTGGCAAAAATTTTAAAAACATAGATTTGCCTCTGCACGGGGTAAGACTACCAGAGTTTAAAATTGATAATTCTTATAAGCATGAATTAGGCATAAGTGAAGATGTATCAAATTACGAATTCTTAAGGGCATTATCTCTGCAAGGGTTTAAGAAACTTAATTTAAAAAAAGATTCTCAAGAATACAAAAGATATATAGATCGCGCTAAACATGAATTAGAAACTTTAAAAGAGTTAGCTTTTATAGATTATATTATACTGGTTTGGAGCGTAATAAATTTTTGTAATAAAAATAATATACCAGTTGGTCTTGGAAGAGGTTCTGCGGCAGGATCTTTAATATTATTTCTAATAGGAGTAACGCAGATAGACCCAGTAAAATACAACTTATACTTTGAAAGGTTTATATCGAAGATTAGAGCCAAAAAACAAATTATTGATGGAAATATTTACCTAGACGGAACATTAATGTGCGATGTTGATTTAGATATATGTTATTATAATAGACACAAAGTCTTACAATATTTGGAAGAAGAATTTAAAGGTAAGACTAGTAAAATTCTTACTTTAAATACTTTGAGTGGCAAACTTTTAATAAAAGAATGTGGTAAAATTATAGGAGAAAAGACCGAGCAAGAAATGACCGAAATATCTTCATTGATACCTAAAATCTTTGGCCAGGTGAAAGACATAGAAGAGACTTATAATGAAGTTTCTAGATTTAAAGATTGGTGTGACGCCAATAAAGAGATTTATGAAACGGCTTTGAAATTAAGAAATTTAGTAAAAAACAAAGGCGTACACCCATCTGGAGTATTACTATCTCATGAACAGTTAATTAATTCATGTCCAACAGAACTATCTTCAGATAAAGAATCTGTGTCAAGTTTTGATATGAGTTGGATAAGTTTATTTAATATTAAACTAGACATCTTAGGCTTAAGAAGCGTATCAGTAGTAGATGATGTTTGTAAAAACATAGGCATAAAAATTAATGATATAAATCTAAATGATGAATCTATATATAGAAATTTACAAGATTTAAAAAATCCTCATGGGCTTTTTCAAATTGAAGCAGAAACAAATTTTAAAGTTTGTCAAAAAGTAAAACCTAAAAATCTAGAAGAGCTTAGTGGAGTATTAGCCTTGGCAAGGCCAGGAGCATTACAATTTGTTGACAAATACGCTAAACACACAAACTATAATGAATACGAAACAATTCATCCATTTTTTGATAATATTTTAAAGGAGACGGGTGGCGTAGCTTTATATCAAGAACAGCTCATGCAAATGGCGAATAAAATAGGATTTACTCTTGATGAAGCAGAAATTCTAAGAAGAATCGTAGGGAAAAAGAAGGTCGAAGAGATTAAAGAATGGCAAAATAAAATTAAAGAAAAATGTCAAGAGAGTAAAATACCAAAAGAAGTAGGAGAGATCTTATGGAAAATTTTAGAAGATTCTGCAAATTATTCTTTTAATAAATCCCATTCTATAGCTTATGCTGCGCTTGCTGCAATTACTGTTTATCTTAAATTTAATTATCCTCAACAATTCTTTCTTTCGCTTTTAAAAATGACTAGGAATGAGCCAAACCCTATAGGCGAAATATCTAAAATACAAAAAGAAATGTCAGAATTTAATATAAAATTACTAAGACCACATATTATAAAGTCTGATATGGATTTTTCAATAGAAAATCAAGACATTAGATTTGGACTACTTTCTGTTAAAGGCATCTCAGATAAATCTATAGAAAAATTAAATAGTTTTAGAAACAAATATTCTAATAAATTTGAAATCTTTCAAGCAGCAGAAGAATCTGGATTAAATATTGGAGTTTTATGTTCGCTTATACAAGCAGGAGCCCTTACAGGCTTTAAACAGTCTAGAAGCAAAGTCGTATTAGAAGCCCAGCTATGGAATATATTAAACATTAAAGAAAAAAAATACGCTATATCATTCGGAGAAAAATTTGATTTTGATTTAATTAAAATTATAAAACATTTAAATGAATTCAAAGATGAAAAAAGCAAAGTTATAATAAAGCAATCTAGGCTTGAAACAATAAAAAATAAATATGAACCATATTTAAAAATATATAATCAAAATAGCAAAAGCGAAAGCTTTGCAAATTGGTTCTATGAAAAGAGGCTTTTAGGATATACTTATGAAAAAACACTTATAGATATTTTTAGAGAAAAAAAATCAGATTTAAGATCTTTAAGAGAAATATCTGAATTAGAAATAAATACAAAAATATCCTTTGTTGGAGAAATAGTCGATACTTATTCCGGAATATCAAAGAGCGAAAAGAAGACTAAGTATTTTAGATTAAAAATAGCAGACGAAACTGGAGAAGCCACAGTACTTTTATTTAATGATAAAATTGATAATTGTAAGGTTTTAAATGGCAATAAAATGCCAGACATAGAAAATATAGTGATAGTTAAAGGTATTAAAAAAGAAGATTGTATATTTGCTGATCTTATAGCTGTACAAGACCAAGATATTTATATGAAATTAAGCGAAATTAAAAACATTTGACATTTCTATAAAAATAAGTTAATATCAATATTATGATATCATTTTATAAACCAAATAGCAAAAATTCAGGTACGGCATGTAGCTTTACAGTAAATACTAAAGATGGCTCGATATGGAGCTCATTAATTAAACAGCATTCTTGGAATGAATCTAAAAAAATTGGTTCTTTCTCTGAAAATCAAAATAATCCAACAAAAAGCGTTAAAATTAAATTCTCTTTAACAGAAACCGCTGGTATACTAGACGCATTAGAAAGAAATTCTGAATTTACAGCTTATCATACTTCCGATAAGCAGATCACAAGGATAAAGCTTTCTCCATATATTAAAGATAATAATCAAGTAGGTTTTTCTTATACAGTTAATAAAGAAAGCAAGGAAAATAGTGAAAACAAACAAGGATATTTAATAGGCTTTTATTTTAGTGAGGCAAGATTAATAAAAGAATTTCTATCTTATGCACTTAACTCTGTTTTTGAAGCGCAAAGAATAGAGGCTATAAAAAAAATTAAAAATAATAAAAAAGAAGTTGAAGTAGAAACTGATGATAAAGACAATGATGGCGAACTCTGGTAATGTCTAGAAAAAAAAAATTATTATATCATTCTGATTTTGCTTTAGCCAAAACAGGTTTTGGTAGGGTATCTAAGGCACTTCTAACTTATTTATATAAAACTAATAAATACGATATATCCCACTATTGTTGTGGGATGCAGGAAAATAATCCAGAACTTCAAAAAACCCCTTGGAAATCTATAGGGTCACTTCCTTCCTCACCACAGGAGATAGAGCAGCTCAATAAAGATCCTAATCAATCTAGAATGGCTAGTTATGGAGCATATAACATTGATAAAGTTATTCAAGAGGAAAAGCCAGATGTTTATATAGCTGTTCAAGATATTTGGGGTGTAGATTACAGCATAGATAAGCCATGGTTTAAGAAAATAACTTCCTGTATATGGACGACTTTAGATTCACTTCCAATATTACCATCTGCAATTAAATGCGCTCCAAAGTTGAAAAATTATTGGATATGGAGTAACTTTGCTACAAAAGCTTTAAATGACATTGGGCATTCGAACGTAAAAACTATGCACGGCCCACTAGATGTTACTAATTTTTTTAAATTAGATATTGAAAAAAGAAAAAATTTAAGAATAAATTTTAATATACCTTTAAATGCATTTATTGTTGGATTTGTATTTAGAAATCAATTGAGAAAAAGCGTGCCTAATTTATTAGAAGGATATGCATTATGGAAGAATAGAAATCCAGAAGTAAAAAACACATTTTTGCTTTTGCATACTCACTGGGGAGAAGGATGGAATATTTATAAACTAGCCGAAGAATATGGCATCCCTAAGAATGAAATATTGACGACCTACGTTTGTAAATCCTGTGGAAATTATGAAGTTAAAAATTTTATCGGCCAAGATATAAAATGTAAATTTTGTGAAAATGAAAAAGGCCAAATAACAACTAACGTTGGCTTAGGCGTATCAGAAAAACAATTAAATGAAGTATATAATATAATGGATGTATATTGTCATCCATTTACTAGTGGTGGCCAAGAAATACCAATTCAAGAAGCAAAGTTAACCGAGCTTATAACTCTTGTGACGAACTATTCATGTGGCGAAGAAATGTGCGAAGAAGAAGCTTTCTCGCTCCCATTGGAGTGGGCAGAATATAGAGAACACGGAACAGAGTTTAGAAAAGCTTCGACCTCTCCAAATTCAATAGCAAAACAATTACAAAAAGTATGGAAAATGCCAATTCAAAAAAGAATTGAAATGGGTAAAAACGCCAGACAATGGACTATAGATAATTATTCTTCAGAAATCATAGGAAAAAAATTTGAAGAGTTTATAGATAATGCAGAATTTATAGATTATAAAAATTTTTCTATAGAACCAGAAGAGCAAGACCCTTTCTTTAAAGTGCCAAATATAGACGATAACTCAGAGTGGATAAAATGTTTATATGCAAATATATTAAAAAGACCAGATGTAGATGAAAATGATGATGGGCATAAATATTGGATGCAAGAATTATCTAAAGGGATGAAAAGACAGGACATAGAAAACTATTTTAAACAGGTGGCTTGGCAAGAAAATCAAAAAAATAAAAAAATTAAATTTGAAGATTTCTTGAATAAAGATGATTCTGGCAGAAGAATATTATATGTAATACCAGAAGATGAAAATGATGTATTTTTAAGTACAAGCCTTTTTAGTTCTATAAAAAAGAATTATCCAAACCATGTGTTATATGTAGCTACAAAACCAGAATATTTTGAAGTTCTAGATGGAAATCCTTACGTTGATAAAGTAATACCATTTATGCCTCAAATGGAAAATCAAATATGGTGCGAGGGAAATAAATATAGTCCAGGATATTTTGATATAGCCTTTATACCATATGTAGGAACACAGAAAGTACTTACATATCTCCATAATGGAAAAGATAAAATTGAATTTGACATTAAAAACTTTTAGAATAATTAAATGCATACGCTAGAATCATTCGCTTTGTCTTGCGGTCTTAAAATATCAAAGCCCTATATATATCAAAAATATTATCCTACAGATATTGATAATTATATTATAATAGATTCACACGATAATAAATGCCAAGCCAAGAACTATGATTACTGGCAAGAAGTAGTCAATCTAATTAGCGAACAACTACTAGAAAAGAATATTAAAGTATTACAATTTTGCAATCAAAATGATTATAAGATTATAAATGCTTATTCTATAATTGGATTAAATTTTAATCAAAAGGCTTATATTATTAATAACAGTTTATTATATATAGGTTATCCTGGACTTAATCTTCAGATGGCTTCTCATTTAAATAAAAAAATAGTAGGTTTATACAGCACAATATATCCTTCTCAAGGTAATCCATATTGGAGTGATAAAAAAGATGTAAGTTTAATTCAAGCATTTAATGAAAATGACAAGCCTTCTTATTTTCCAGTAGAAAACCCTAAGACAGTTAATGATATTAAACCAGATAAAATTGCTCAAGAAATTTTAAATAAATTAAATATCAAATCAAATCTTAAATATAAATATACATGGATTGGTTCCAACTTTAATCAAAAAACTATAGAAATTGTTCCAAATAGCGTAGTTAATCCAGCATCTTTAAATTTAGATAATATGATAGTTAGAATGGATATTGAATTTAATGAACAAACCCTAGAAAGACAATTACAACTTGGTAAATGTATTATAGTAACAAATAGAAGCATTTCTGAAGAAATATTATCTAAATATAGAAAAAATATAATTCAAGTCTTTTATAAAATAGAAGATGACAATGATCCCGCATTTCCTACTTATTTAAAATTACAGAATATAAATTTTATTATGGCCTCATATTTATCTGAAGAAAAAATTAATAAATTAAAAATGGACTATATGGATTTAGGATTAATTACAAGATTATCATTTAAGACGAAGAGCGATATACCAGAAAGTAAATATTATAAAAGTAATAGATATATATTAAGTAATAATAAAATATACATAAGTGAAGCGGCCTTAAAAGATAAAAAACCTATTAAAGATTTTAATGAAAATATACAACAAGTTATTGATGACGAAATATTTTGGAGGCATGCAGATAGCTATGCTTTTTTGATTGACTAAACTAATTATTTATAGTACGATTATAGAATGGCATTAAAAATAGATAAAAACGATACGGTTTCGATAGGCAGTTCCGAATTAAAATCAATAATTGAAGATAATACTTTAAATTTTGATATAAATACCATGCAAATACCTCCATCTCTTATAACTAGAAATAAATATGGTCTAGTCGAAAATAAAAATATAAATTATGTATATAATGAAGATGGTACCATAAACTGGCGTAAAATGGTTAAAACAGAATATCTTGTTCCAAATCGTCAAAAGACGCAAGAGACTGACGTTACAAAGCTAGAAGATAAAGATCTTTTAATACTGCTTGGTGGAATTAAAGAGCTTGCTCAAATCAGAGGTTATGCTAAGGTTGAATATAAAGTTGTAGCAGCATCAGAAACTTATTTTGCCACGAGTTGCAGAATAACATGGTTACCAAATTATGAAACTAATGGGCAAGAGATAATTTTTGAAGCACTAGCAGACGCTACTCATAATAATACAAAATCTTTTGCCAGATTCTTTTTAGCTGCAATTGCTGAAAATAGAGCTTTTGTTAGATGCGTAAGAAATTTTTTGAAAATCAATATTGTATCACAAGAAGAACTTGGAGACGCTAAACTTATTGATGAAAATATCCAACAAGAAAATCCAACATCTCCACAGAATCTTCTGGAGAAAGTAATGAAAGATAAAAATATCTCTTTTGATCTTTTAAAAGAAAAACTTTTGAAAGAGAAATTTGAAAATGCAGAAAGTTTAAATTGTATTCAAGATATTCCAAAATCAAAAATATTTGAGCTAATAGAAAGAATTAAAAAGATTAAAAAATAATTATATATTATAATATGGAACTTTAAATCCAGAGTTATTTATATTAACATTTAAAAATCCCCTAGGATTCGTTGGCAAAGTCGCAGTTCCAGCAGTAGCAGAAATTACTGTAGTTCCAGAAATTCCTAAATTTCCAGTCATGTGCAAGTATCCGCTTGGAGCAATTATAGATGCTCCTGTTCCACCAGTTATTGTTAAGTTGCCAGAAATATGTAATCCACTTCCAGTAGATGCGCGAATCATAGCATAAGTCTTTCCGCTTAATCCGCCAGCGACTCCGCCTTGAATTGTTAATCCGCTTTTTTTATAAAATAAAATATTAATGTCATCTACACCAATAAATCCACTTCGCATTTCTAATGTTCCACTTGTAATATTTATTCTTGGAGCAAAAGAATTCGCATTAACTGAACCGTTACCTAATCCCCCACTAGTATAATTTGGAAAAGTTAGATTAAATCCGGAAATCCCATCAGTAAAAGAAATATGTGTATGGAAAAGTGCTTCAATTGAAGTTTTGTTTAAATAAATTCTACTAGTATCTGATTGATTTGTTGCACCTACATTAAGGTAAGCAGTATCTCGTAAATTCATATATGAGGCATTATTTAGAATAAGTTGCGTATTTTGTAATCTAAGCGTTCCGTCTTGTAATCTCCATTCTCCAGTATTAGTAAATCCTCCATTACTATAACTTCTAAATGTCTGTTTTATTGCTCGGTCTAAATCTCCAGTGTCTATAACTCCTCCTAAAACATTTCCGATTTGCACAGGATTTGCGAATGGGTGATAAAGGAATAATAAATTATTAGCAATATTTCTCATATCGCCACTATTATCCCATATATATGTTTCAGTTACGCCAGCTGGATATCTTCCAAAGTTAATTCCAGTAGGAGTATTTACTGGTCCAGATGAATAAGTAGTATTATTTGGAGCGCTAAAATCTTTAGTATATCTATCAATCAACATAGATTCAAAATTTGTAGCCATTTTAAACGCTAACCAACCTGTTTTGATTATTGCTCCGGATGCGCTAGTATTTGTAAAACCATCATTTGTAGCAAATCCTCTAGAACCATCATAAAATGCTTCTCTAATTTGTATGCCACTATTATACATGTCATTTACAAAATTATATCCATCGAATCGAGTTTGTTTAAATAAAAATTTATTTATTTCTACATCTTTTAGAAAACCCGTGCTATTTGCTTTATCTGTAAAGAATATAAATGTGCTTCCTACATCTGCTGGGACACCTCCTTGCTCTGGAATACTTATTTGTACGTTGTTTGAACTTGTAATTATAGCTTGTGCGTTATTAAGATTAACCCTCGTATTCAGTGGTAAATTATAAAAATCACCTTTTAGATAACCATGACTTTGACTATATGGTAAAGCAGATAATGATTCTTGAGAAGTATATTTATTACCTGTTCTTTCTTTCGCATCTATTGCCAGCCAAAATCCACTTAAACTTTTATGAGTTAATACGTCATTAAACACTGCTGAATCTATACCAGTATAATTTTCAAACTCAGTACCATTTTGACTAAAAGTTTTTATTCCTAAAGTATTACTAATAGCAGTATTTTGATTAAAAGTTCCTGTTCCAAATCTTAACCTATATTCTAGATCATCCGACGTCCAAATTTTTAATGCAGAAGCTAAATTATTAATTCTCCAACTATAATTAATAGATTTTCCTTGAAAAAGATTCGGACCATTTAAATTTACAGCCGTTGATGTTCTTTGTTCTGTCGTAGAATATGAAAAGCTATTTAATTCTATTAAATTTGTAAAATCATTTAGTAAATGAGAACTGTAACTATATGTTCCTTGAGCAAATGTTCTTGAATAGAATCCATTATCATTTAGCCCATATACTCTAAAATAATATGTTGTGTTATTTACTCTTGGGACAAATTCTTCAGTAATACTTTGATTTGCATTACTTACGCTTATAGTAGCTACAAGAAAAGAATCATTTGGAACAAAAACTGTTACGCCTTGTTGATTCACTAATTGCCTACTAAGTTCAGTTGTTGTAAAATTAGATCCAGCTTTTGCATATACTTTCCAAAATTTAGTAGAGTAATTAGTAGTAGTTGTTGCTCTGTTAATAGTATATCTTAAATATAAATTATTAAATGTAGAAAAAGATAAACTTATTGGATAACTAGCTTCTAATATTGTATTTTCGATTGGATTAGTTATAGGCGCATCACTAAAACTAATACCAGATTCAGCAAATAAATATTTACTAGGATTATGCTCAATAGCGTTTATGCTATATTTGTTTGGCTCCACTTCATTTAAACCAATAACTCTATATAATTCTGTTTGAGCATTTAAATTAAAATTACCTCCAGCAGTTTGCATAGACCAAATTGTTCCTGTCTGTAAAACATAATTGCTAGTATCAAATAATTTATTGGTATTAATTTTTGTTAATACTCTATCTGGGTCATACCCTGTAATTGGAGATAGGTTTGATAAATTAAATACACCAGATTGTATTTCTGTTCTATTATAGCTACTAACAAAGTCAGAATACATATTTCCAGTAGTTCTAAAAGTTGGAGTTAAAATTTCTAATTTATATGCATTTCCAGGATAGTTACTAGAGAAATAACTACTTAATTTTGAAAATTCTTCGTCTAAAATAAAAGTATGTTGACCATTTTCTATTGATATATTCAATATTCTGCCAGCTAGTCTATGTAAAATACGATTATGATCTTGAATTTTTATTATATCTCCAGGCTTTATATATAAAGCTTCTAGACCAGCAGTAAAATCTACAGTTTCTGTCTCTAACTGTTCGCTAGCTAAAGCCCATCTTCCTAAACGATATGCTTGACCTTGACTAGTACAACCAAAAGCTGTTATTTCTAATTTTCTAATTCCATGCTTTCTAACTCCATCTGGATCTTCTACATATTCTACAACAGGTTTTGCAAAATTTGACATGTCATTATATCTAATGACAGCAACCGTATTTCTTACTTTTCTACTACTGCTAGAATAATTAAAATCTCCATTTTCTACATTTGCATTTGTAAATAATACTATTGGCTCATTTGGTATATCTGCTATTGCAAAAATTGAGCCATTTGCATAGTACGACATCCCTCTAAAAATACTAGCCATATCATTTAATAAGCTAAATGCATCTGCAAAATCACTTATAAGTGCATTGCAAGTAAATCTTGGTTCTAATCCTCCGTATCCATCTGATATTATTGTATCACAATACTGAGCAATTCTATATAGATTCCATTTATCGACATTTGCATCTTTAATATATTTTCCTAAACCATATCGTTTATTAGTTAATAAATCATAATAACACCAAGCAGGATTATCTGTCCATTCTAAATTAGATTTAAATGTTCCATTCCAATCTCCTGTATAAGTTTTTTTAATAGGATCATAGTTACTAGGAACTTTTACTTTTAATAATTTTACGTCATAAGATCTTGGTGGGACTTCATCAAAATATTCAGTTGTAAATAGACTTTTAAAAATTGCTGTTTTTGGATATATATATTGTTCTCTAAAAATTTCTGTTATAGCATGTACGCTGCAAGCATCTCTCAAATTAAGAGTAGTGCTTTCTTTTGATGTTCTTCTTATTTTTACTCTCCATCCTAAATGATTTTCTTCGTCTGGTTGAAAGTAACCACTTAAATTAACTTCCCATGTATCTATAAAACCAGATGTAATTTTACCCGAGGAAGAAGCACTGATATTTCTTACTAAAACATTTCCAGTAGTAGTTAGTTTATAAATTTGAAAAGTAAAACTTATTGATCGATCTCTTATATCTCCCAAAGTTTGTGAAATTTTTACCGATTGTCCGCAGCCTAAATTAAAAGTTTGTCTATCTTTATTTGGATCATTCTGCTGATCGAATAATCCGTCAATTTTTATTGATATTATTAAAGAGCTAATATTTGTACTTTTAAAATCATAATTTTTTGCAAAATCTTCTGTACCAGGCGGGTTATATCTTAGTATATCTCCTATAGATAATGTTCTTGAAGCTTGAGGAGTTGGATTACCACTTAGATCACTTACAAGGCTCGTTGCTGTAGTTTGATCGCCTTTATCATACCTAAAGTTTATGTCACTGTAATTAAAATTTCCTCCTTCATCTAATAGAGGAACGTTCCTCCAATATACAGAGCGTAAAAATTTTCTTGCTCCACCTTCATAAGGAGTAAAAGTAACTGAATCCCATCCTACTCTACCATTTCTTCCAACGTATCTATATGATCCTTCTACTAAACCATCAATTGGGCCTTCGCATATTAAATCCGTTACTTCTGTTTCAGTTCTTGATAGTTTCTTTCCATCTTTTATAATTCCTTCTTCAGCTTCTTTTGGCGTGTGTGGATCTGGTGGTGGAGCGGGATAACATGGTGGTGGACCCCCACCTCCTCCTCCAGAACCCTTTAAAATTTTAAAATATTTTTTATTTTTTTCTTTCATTAAGTAGTCCTTGGAGATCCAGCTGGAACATGAGTAGTAATGTATGATGCGCTAATAGTTTTCGATCCGACAATTAATCTTCCATATCCAATTGGAATTGGTCCACCCTCTCCAGCAGTATTAACTGGACCATCAAATAAATATGATTTTCCTCCTCCACCCTTTGGTCCAGCTACGTCTGGTGCATTAAATTCTGGAGCTATAAACGGAGGAGGAGAAGATAGTAGCGATAGAAAGCCAACTGCAGCAAGTCCTATTCCAGCAATGACAAGCGTTGTCGCTAAAAGTCCAAATGCTCCCGCTGAAGCCGCTATTCCAACTCCTGTAAAAATAAGTGCTACACCAAGAATAATTGGTATAATTTGGAAGAATCCACCACCTCCAAATGAACCTTCTAATACAGGGACGATATCAATACTATGTAAATCTTCTTCATTAAAATTTGTAAATAAATTTGAATTTAAAACCTTATCAAAGTCATTTCTTATTTCATTTTCATTCTTAAAAACTTTAAAATCTTTTTTATTAATTAGAACTCGGTATTTAATATTTTCTTTATCTAATTCGTATAAAGTTTTATACAATGAAGAAGAATTGATTTCTATTGCTCGAATTGCTTCGCTCACACTTTTTACATCCAAGCTCCATTTGCTTTTTTTAATTTTTTCAGCTAAGATTCCGTGTAGCTCTATATCAACCATATTATAAATCCTTATTTGTTGCTGGAAATCCACCGAATGGTAATGGAGAACCAAATCTTTTTCTACATCCAGATAGTCTTTTTGAGCATTGGTCTGCAACCCAATAATTGGTATCAAATGGAGAAGTTGTTGTAGTTGCTTTTGCTACAAAAAAATTCTTAATTCCATCAATATTAACAAAAACATAATTTCCCGCAGTATATGTTGTATTTTGTTGCCATGCTCCGCGATTTACTAAAGAGCTATTTATTAAAGAAGTGATTAATTGATCTTTATCATTAGCTATTGGATTTCCTTGATTTAATTGGTTGCCATATATTCCCAAGCCATATCCACAACCTTCTCCTCTGTAATCAAAAGAGCAGGATTCACTGTAAAGCGTTCTTAAGGGCAATCTTATATTTTCTAAATCTAAAATAGAACTAAGTTCATATTCTAAAACAGTTCTATTTTCCCTTAATTTTCTATCAATATAATAAATATCTGGAGCTAGTTCTGCATTTGGATCTGGATCTATTTGAAAGTCATCATTATTAATAATCCCTCCAGAGCTTTTAAAATTAACAGCATCTAAATATTTTATGAAAGTTCTTCTTCTAGTTACATTTAGTCCAATTAAATCTCCTATGCTTCTAATTGAATTTTTAATAATAGTAAAAAATGTATTATAAGAATCAATCTGAGCATGGTTACTAAATAATAATCTAGGTTTTGGCAATGTACCACGAGATGCAATTTCAAAACCTTCCATAGTTATTGGAAATGGTATGTATCTTTTACCTTTCCAAATAATCTGTCCATATAATTCTGGATTTATAAGGTTTGTGCTAATATTTTCTAAATTTATATTTAAATTATGAAATCTTAAAATTCCATTTGTATCAACATTTGACAATCCAGCATAAGGAGGAGGTATATTAGCAAATGTTATTTGTGATAAAGCATAGTTATCTCTATTAATACCAAATTGAGTAAAGTCTAATTCGAATAGATTAATTAATGTAGATGGTTCTAATTTACTTGACTCAGAAAATATTTTTTTTGATCCTGCGGCTAAATTTGGGTTTACACTCATAAATTAGCTGTCTCTAAAAATACAGCACTAACGCTGTAGTTATTATAAAAATTATAAGTTATTGTCCACTCTTCGCATACAAATCTTTTAGGATAAGCCTGAGAAGCATCGAAATTATATGGAAATGGAGGATTATAAAAAAATCCTTGCTTTGATTTTCTTTTATGCAGAAAATGTGCTATCGCACGCGTTTCAGCCTTATCTCTACCTTCAAAATTTAAATTGAATTTTAAAGCATTACTATTTATTCCGTTCTCCATTCTCTGCTCATATCCATCTCCAAATTTTATAACCTCTATATTGGGTTTTAATCTTAAGTCTGTATTAGCATAACTTGCTGCCCAAAAAAAATCAGGTTTTACTAATGATCCATAAGATCTATAACCACCCCAAGCCACAGAGTTTACTGATGGAGTATTCGACGTATTGTTATCAAGTAGACTGTAATAGTAAATATTTCCTAATAATATAACATCATTTTTATAATACGTTGAAGAGGGATTATAAGCAGGTACATTATATAACGATAAATCACTCATATTTTAACCTTTTACCTTGTATAGTAATATTACACAAGTTATTTATAGTGTAACTTATTAATAATGCATCCTGCAGAGAATAATGAATATTGTGTAGAAGCAGAAAATTTAACTATAATAAATAGTCTAGATATACCAATTTATCAATCACTACCTTTATCTACAACAACACCTGCCCCACAAACGACTCCCGGCGTAATACCTATTCCAACAACAACTACCACAACAACTACTACGCCATCACCGCTAGCATCACAAGGGTCAAATCCTATTATAATTAATAATGGGCCCTAATTTAATTTTGAAATATAATCTATTTTCTTATAAAATATAATTGACATGAGTTCTAGAATTGTAAAACAAAATCAAAAATTATATATAAACAATACTGGTATTGTAGGTATTCAAAACTTCGAAGCCTCTTATGAAGTTCCAGTAGAAATCGTCAAAAGCCTTGGAATGGACTCAGTTACATATCAAAATAATAATAATATAATAAGTCAAATATCCATAAATAAATTATTTATTGACAATGATCCATTTATTTACTTGATGGATTATGATTATACTTTTAATGGACATGTTCAATATAAAGATAAATATTTTGCTTTTAATTCTGGCGTGGTTTCGAGTTATAACTTATCTTGTCAAATTGGGCAAATACCTCAACTAAATGTTCAAATTGATGCGCTTGGTGATTTTGGTAGTGGAATAGCAAAGGCATCTCAAAATTCATTAATTCAACCTCAAATAGACTTAACAGATTATTCAAATATAGATATATCTCTTGATGATTTTTCCTTTAATAGATTGCAGAATTTCAGCATAAACATATCTTCTGAAAAAAATATAATCTATAAAATAGGAAGTTCTTATCCAATAGACATAAAAATTATACCACCTTTAGTTGTTGATATAGAGTTTAGTATAAAATTAAATGATTATCAAGTTAAAAACGTAAGAGATGCAATATGCAAATTCAAAGTAGACGAATTTAATATTATATTTAATAAATTTAAAAATCCAAATGAACAACTTATAAGATTTTGCATTAAAGAAGCTATATTTCTTGGAGAAACGTACCAAGCCTCTGTTGATGGATCTTCTTTAGTTAACTTAAGATATCAAGCGTTTCTTTATGATAATATAGGAAGTTTTTTATGCGGGCCAAATATTCCAAGAGTACCATCTCCACAACCCCCACTTGCTCCTTATGTATATCCACCAATAATTTTAACTACAACTACTCCTACTTCAACAACTACAACACCACCTCCAACAACAACATCAACGACAACTTCAACTACAACTCCGCCTCCACTTCCACCTCCTGTTTCAACAACAACAACAACAACAACTTCAACTACTACGACAACAACAACTAGAACAACTACTCCTACTTCAACAACTACAATACCACCTCCAACAACAACTACGACTTCAACAACTACAATACCACCTCCTGCTTCAACAACAACAACAACAACAACAACTTCAACTACTACTCCTCGGACTACAACAACAACTAGCACTACTTCGACAACAACAACTAGCACTACTTCGACAACAACAACAACAACAACCACTACTCCAAAATGTACAAAAGCAAAGAGGATTAGACTTACTATAGATGGTTAATATAGGAGTGTAATATTTTTATGGCATCTGGTGATATATTAAATATAGAGGTTTTAGAAACATTCTCTACTAAATCAAATCCATTTTGGTCAAGCGGAATTCTTCCATATTCTGGATATTATACTCAGCTTAAAAATTTTAAATGTTTAAATAATAATAAGAAATTAGTAAATACTGTTCTTGGATACTGGGAACCCAAAAGAGATGAGTCAGAAATAACATTCCCATATCAAAATATTTTTGATCTTATACTTCATTCAGGAACACAAAAACTAAGTGGGTCAGGAGAACAATTTTTTGCTACAAGTGGTGATCTTATTGGCGCCGGATTTGATGAAACACTATCTAAAAAATATGGTTATAAATATACTCTTTCTGGTGCGCCAATTGGATATAATGAAATATATATTGAAGGAACTGGAACTACGCTACAAGATCTTTTAGGAAAAACAATAGATTGCGTTATGGTTTCTCATTTTAGTGATAGCGGAATTGTTCCATTTAATAATGCTTTTGGTTACAAAATTAAAAATCAAAAAACTGGTCCTGGTACAGTAAGATATCAATTCTTTCTATCTACTGGAGAATTTAATTTTCAAGAGAGTACTGAGACTCAAAAGAAAGCTTACGTATCTATTGGTTCAGCAGTTAATACAGAAAATTATTTAAATATCACCGGAAATAATGAAAACTTTTTTATTCGACACTCGGGAATATCTGGTGAATTTTTATATGGAACATTTAATATATCTAATTCTGGTAATCATACGCTTAGATATATTTTTACTGGATTAGATCCAAGAATTACAATAAGTAGAATGTCTCCAAAGGCATGGCATGTCAGAGGAGGAATTATAAATAGAGAAACTAAAAGAAAAAGACTTCAAAATAAAAGGACCATATCTTATAAGATATCTACAATTGGTTTAAATTTAAACCACGAGTATACTGGGTATATTCAATTTAGCGGTATATACAAACCAGATACAATATATAATACTACTGGGTTTAATATACCAATTTACTACAAGATAAACGATCATGGATCAAGAGCGTATTTTGATAATTTTTATTTTAAATATACAGGAGATTTTCATGAAAATATTAATGCTTTTGAAACTTATCCTATTGGAACACCAATACAAATAAGTAAATTATCTAACAATAAATATCCAAAATTAAATTTAGGATTAACAGTCTACAACACTGGCACAGGAGTTTCTGGAGCAAAATCTTTAGATAAGATATCTAGCGGATTTTTTAAACCATGCTTAGAATCAAAAATGTATTGGAATGCAAATACTAGAAATCAATTATTTGATTCTAGCATGATAAAAATGAATACGAAAAATGGGATGGTACAGTTTAGGACAGGAATTTCTGGATCACTTCCTTCAAATAATTATATAAATTATCAATCAAGTTCAGGAGCATTTCAAAGCGATATATTATTTTCTATTAAAGATACTGGTCAGATTAGTGCTGGATTGTATTCTGGAGATATATATATTTTTACATCTGATACATCTTATGAAAACCCAAAAAGCTTTCCAGTTTTAGTTAATTATCTATAACTATTTTATTTTAAAATAAATTTTATATAAAAAAGCCGCGAAAAGATGCGTGGCTAATCCACAAAAAAAGAATGAAAATAACTGTAAGTCATATTTTAATGGATTGTAAATAAAAGACACAAAAAATCCCATCCAAAAACTACTACATTCGGGACATAGCATTGGCCTTCTGATATATGGTATTCTAGCTATTATGTTTCTTAAAGGCAAGAATATGTCTGCAAAACTCCACATGAATGAAACGCTTAAACTTAAAATTAAGTATAATAAGAATTCAAAAAATATCATAGAAAATATACGTCAATTGTATTATCGTCTATTTGAACCACAGAAAAAGCCTTGTACATGGCCCTTTCTCTTATTAGTCTATCTCTAAAATTTTGCCAATCTACTTTTTTTACTCTTTCTATTGCACCAGACATATTAACAATTTTATATTTTGTTTCTATTTTATTTAAATCTACATCTATATTATGATTAGATATAAAATCATTTAAAAATGTAGAGCACTTATCTCTATACATATTAACATAATTCTCTATTTTAAATTTGCAAGAACAATTCTGATTATGAGAAAATGATTCTATATCTGCGTATATCTCAGGTGCCAAAGCTTGAAATTCAGTCTTAAATTGTTGAATATTAATTAATTCTAAGAATACCTTAGAGAAATATTGATAAGTTTTGTCTATATTTAGCATATATTATAATATATATAAGTTTAAGATTATTCTAAAAAAAAAGAATAGTTGTGTAATTTACCTTATATGTCATGTATTAACGGACCAAGTACCCAAATATCATTACCTCCAGGAACTGTTGATATTAATGGAAATAATTTCTTAATATGTTGCGATACTATTCCTCCAGAAACTACTACGACTACTACCACTACTACTACAAGTACTACCACAACAACGACTAGCTCTACAACAACAAGTCCTAATCCATGTTTTGTAGATTTAATAATAGAAGTAAAACGTTCAAATATCTTTGGACCATGTCCAACTGCAACGGCATCAAATGCAGCAGAATTTTTTGTACAAGCAAATGGAATAAATCTAGGCGTAGCAAATTTAAATAATGCAGATGACGGGGCAGATAGAACTGCTCAATTTATTTTAACAGAACAACAAATCAGCGAAATATCTAGTAATTCAATAGGCGGACTTATTAATCTAGAAATTTCTTGTGCAATCCCAGGAAATCAAGATCGAGGCTATGGTTTAGGAGAGTGCGATAATTATTTAAATTGGATAAAAATTTATAAAGCAAGCACTGAGCAAATTATTTTTAATAGTTGTCCGTCGTTAAATTCTTTTTCTTTCAACCCATGCACTGAATTAACAACTACTACTACAAGCACTACTTCGACAACAACAACAACAACAACCACTACTCCAGAGCCAATACAACCAATACCAGAAAATACTGCAATAGACTCTGCTTATTCTCAAGGAAATTATAAATGGGCAATTTTAGCAAAAGATTGGAAATTATATATTACTTCTGATAGAGTTAATTGGGCATCATTTAATATCCCAATCCCGCAAGATGAAGCCTCAAAAATTTCGCAAGGACTTGTTCCTACTTCTATTAGCGCTGGCTCTGGAGGAAGTTTTATAATTACAGCTGGAGGAGGAGTAAACTCAAATTATATTTATGTTTTTGACTCTAATGAAAATGAATTTTATGCTCGCTCGGTGCCATCTTCTAGATATACTGGGTCAAATTGGATTACGAGAGGCGGCCAGCCCCCATTATATATAGCGATATTCTCTCATAAAATATCAAATGGAGAATTATATACAAATGAATATATTACTTCTGAAAATGAGTTTATAACGTATACAATAAGACAGTTTCCTTTTGAAGGAAATTGGATTCAAATAGTTAGAGATTATACTAGATATAATTTTGTCGCCCATGCTAAAGGTACTGGAACCACATATTCTTCTGATGGTATAAATTGGCAGCAAAGTCTAAATTATCCCCCTTCAGAATGGGAGAATAACGTGGGCGAAACAGAAATGCGTTTATTTAATGATACTCCAACAATAAATGCTTTTGGAAATAATAATGGTAAATTTTATTTCTCAGGATTTGGAGAAAATTGGGCATCAGCTGGATTTGAATTAGATTACGAATTGACAGAAGTAGCGTGGACAAATTTTGATATTAATCCAGGAGGAGGTACTTGGGTCATAGCAGTTAAAAAATCTAGGACCAATGATTTAAAAACAAATGTATTTTTAATTTCTAAAACAAATTTTGTTCCGTTACCATCTTATAATTTACCTAATTATTCAATTGCCACATTACCATATCTAGATAATTGGATATCTGTAACCGCTGAGTATCTTGGATCAAAAATTCTATTTGTAGGACAAAAATATATATATTTTTATGATTTGACTTCGTCTACTACAACTACGACCACGACTACCACGACTACTACCACCACTACGACTACTACAACTACCCCATTTCCATTATTACCAGATGGAACTTGTGGTAATAATTATTATGAAGTAGATAATCCAAATTGGGTTAGTGGAGGATGCTTAGATGGAAGAAGAATATTTATAGGAAGCGATTTGGGCAATTTACGCTTCAATTGGGGAGCAGAAAATAATATTAATTTAAATTTCTATGTATATCTTGGTAATAGACTTGTTGTCGCTTTAGGAACAGAAAGCTCAGGATATTATGGAAATGTTCTTTTCGAAAGAATAGCTGGAGATCCAGAATATGCTACAGTATATGTACTAATAGATTCGACAATAGATTGCTCAATTAATGCTTGGTACTTTTATTCTATATTTTGCGAAAGATTCACAACGACTACAACCACTACTACAACGACAACAACAACCACAACTACTACAACAACAACGACTACAACGACAACGACTCCTCCTCCTGTTCCTGTAACAGAAGGTGAATGCGATGTTATATACAATGAAACAAATGATTTAGATTGGGTATCTTATGGTTGTCAACATAAAAGAAATATTAGTCTTGATGGAGATTCTCAAGGACTTGCTTCTTTGGCATTTTATTCAGAAGGTTACCAAATTAGTGGTTATGTTAATTATAATAATATACTTTATCCTTTTGGACCAACATCAACCTCTGCATCTGTAGGATTTGTAAAAACATCAGAAGCGAATAATGCTTTAGTTTATATAAAAGTACAAAATTCAGATGATTGTGCGCCTTTTGTTTATTATAATTATCAATTAAGTTGTCCAGCATTAGTTGCTTGGGAGCTCGATGGTAGAAATGGAGATGAAAATCTAGTCACTGGAATTGGTTCAAATCATATTACTGCTCTAGATTTACAAAGAGGCCCAGGCCTTTTGGCGGCATCTGGATCAAACTCATTTTGCTCTAAAGCTTGGAGTCAGGACACAAATGATTATGTTTCTTTTGGTTTTAATATTGAAAATGGATATGAAGCTACATTAAAAAGAATATTGGTTGGAAATCGTTCTTCAAATAAAGGACCAAAGAACTTAGGATTATATTCTAGTTTAAATAATTTTGAAGGTGGTCCATTATATGAATGGTCTTTGAATTCTGATAATTTCTCTAATGAAAACATTGAATTAAGTTGGGGCGGTCTAATGGGTCAAATTCAATTTAGAATTAAAACTACTTCAAACACTTCAGTCGATAATACTAATATAACTTCGGATGGTACTTATAGATTATCAAACTATTATAATAATGAAAATAATTCAAAAGCATTCAAAATAATTGGCACTGTTGGTCCTACAAGTACTACTACGACGACCACTAGTACGACAACCACTACAACAACCACAACTTCAACTACTCCAGTTAGTGCTTTGGCAGGAAATTGTGCAATTACATATTATGATTATAATGATTCGAACTGGACAATAAATAATACATGCATACATACAAGATATGTTGACACAAACGCATTAGGAACATTTGATTTTACATTTACAGTTGATAATTCTGATGAAATTTTAGTATTTTCATTATATGATTACGCTGGGACTAATTTAATTTTTAATTCTGGTCCAATAGGTTTCAATGGGGGCGGAACTGTATCAAATTTAAATAATTTAAATAATTCTATAGTCAAAGTCATAGTAACTACCCAAAGTCAATTGTGTCAAGGTACATCTCCAATATATACTTATTATTTAAGTTGTGCAACTCCTGCAGCCACTACAAGTACTACTACAACAAGCACCACTACAACAAGCACCACTACAACAACCCCATTACCTGGATTTAATATCTTAAATAATTTAGTTTATTGGTTAAAACCAGAGAATCCATTTGTTGATTCAAGTAATGCTCAAAATTCTCCAGAAATATTTGGCGCAAGTTTTTCCCAAGCTTCTAATCATTTGATTAATGGCTATGGTTCGGTTATTTTTGATGGATCGAATTTCATAGATTTGCCAGCGATACTAAGCACGGGTTCAACAACAGGAGCTACAGCATTTGCAGTCGCAAGAACAGTCTCAGATTACTTGAATAAACAACTTGGATCTGTATTTGGAGATTTTGGTAATAATATTGACGGAGGTAGTCACTACGCTTGGGAAGATGGTCAAATTTATGATGGATTCGCTTATACCTATAGAGATTATTTTGCTGCCCCAAATGCGATAACTGGATGGCATATATTAACAACTATGTCGAGTAATCAAAATAGATATATAGCTATAAATAATACAGGCTTCATATCTTTTTATCCAGATTTTCTTGCTCCATCATATAGTAGCAGCACATATACTAATTCTTTCCCAAATGGTGGACCATTCTTAGGGGTTCAAAATTGGGGAGGACAATATTACTGGCAGGGTAATTTAGCTGAAGTATTAATATATAATAAAGAATTAAGCCCATCGCAAATATCAGCAGTAAATACATATTTAGCAAATAAATACGCAATAACAATCTAATCGGGACTATACAAGTGTAACACCTTATGGCCGTATTGGGTGAATTCGGTGAAAGTCCTATATAAAATAAAAGTTCTTTGACATATAATATAGGGTAACGCCGAGCCAAGCTTATATCGCGGTTTAAAAATGATATAAGAAGGTGTAGAGACTAATCTTTGACCTTCCGCAGGAATAACAAGGACACGAGCGCCCAAATTTATATAAAATATAAATAAGACATAGTCCAATCTTATTGGTAACAATAAGAAAATCTTTATTTAAAATTAAAGATATTAAATAAATTGAAGGTGACAAGCCGAGGAACGAGTGGACAGAGGGAATATCTCCGAAATACATTCAAAAAGGCCCAAAAAGCCTAACCAAGGCCCTAAGCTGATAAACGATCTATTAGACTTAATTTTTCTATGTAGTCTTAGGACTTTTAGAATTGGGAGGACACCGAGCAATCGGCGATAGATTGGCTAAATATCTAATTTATTTATAAATAAAAATGAACACCGGACTAAGCCGTATGAGCAGAGGAAAGTGGCTAATCAATTTAATCTTCTTTTAGAAAAAATAACAGTGTAATATAATAAAATGAGCATATATTCTTTTAAATATACCCCAGTTAGATTTATATGTAATGGTATAACTGGAGCAATGCCTGTAACAAATATTACTTTTTCAACAACTAATAATATAACACCAGTCAAGTCTCTCGGCAAAAGACAAGCTTATTATAGCCAAGTTCCTAATGATGTAGTTACTCATAATGTATCATTTCAATATAATATTCAAAATGATGATCCTATTAAAACTTTAATAGATAACATGAAGAATAACCTAACAGATATTGCTCCAAGTGGTGATATAGATATCGGTGGTCTTAGATATACAAATTGCTTATTAGATAGTTTTTCTTTTACAGTTGAGCCAGATAGAATAGTTAATGCTCAAGCCTCTTTCTTCACGTTTAATACTCCTACTGGACAAATTGGAATGTATACAGTTGGTCAAAATTTAGACGCAGACTTTCTACATGGATCAAAAGCCGCAATGACTGCATTTCCAAATTCTTATTTAGGAAATATAGAAGACTATTCTAATCTATTTAATATGTCATATAGTTTTAGAGCAGAATATTTACCAGTAAAAATATTAAATAGAATTGATCCAAGACTAATAAAATTTAATGGCGCATCAGAAGAGTTTGAAATGTCAGAAGCATTATATAGAAGAGTAATATATACAGGTGATTCAAGAATTCTTACATTTGCTTTAGAAGCAATTTGTTGCCCAGGAGTAACCTATACAGTAGTTATGAGCGGAGCGCAAAGCGTTACAATAGAGGGTACAAGCTCTGTTGATGGAATTACTTCTACAAGAAGAAGATTCACTAAATTCTATTAATGTTTTATTCTTATAAAAATTTTCCAATTTCAATTCAGAGCTTCAATAAATATGGAATTGCTCCAGCTTTGTACAATCAGTATAATTTTACCGCTCAAAATATATCTTTAGAAATAAATCCAAATGCTGGCTTTGCTTATATAGTCAATCAAAAACATCCTTTTAGAGGAAACAATGCAGATGGTTTGGCGGCAGTTATAAATGTATCATTCCTATCTCAAGCTCCAAAGGATTATATTTTTATTAATAATATATTAAAAACTGGAGGAGATAAAGATAATTTTAAAATAACATGTGGGAATGCTATATTTAATAGTGGCTACTTAAGATCATATAATATTTCAGCAGATCCAGACAATATGATATCGTCTCAGGCAGAGTTTGTATTTTATAGTGTTACAAATAGTCAATTCAATGGAACACTTGGAGTAGATTCTTACGATGTCGGTGTCAATCAGCAAAATTTCTATTCTCATGGATCTTCTACAACTTTAATATTTCAAGATAATTCAAATGAATTTTCTAGTCATGATATTAGAAAAATTGACCTATCCTATAAGGCTGATGTTCAACCAATATATACATTAGAAAAGACATATCCACACAGAGTAGTTTATAATGAAGAACAAATCGATCTTTTTGTCGAGTTAAATACATACGATATGAATATAAGGAATATAAATAGCTTAATTAACAATACTAATATTAATTACGCGAGTCCATGGTCTGGAGATGCCAAAATATCTATGAATTTAAAAAGTGGATATCTTGTTGGTAAGAATTTTTCACTAAGAACAAATGATATAATAAATTCTAGAATAAGTCTAAAATATCACATATAATATTATAATGCAAAGATATACATCTTCTATAAAAGACGGTAGAATATTAATTCATGCAAATATTTCTGATATACCAATTAGAAAGAATATGTTTATGGTATTCGATTCAGATTTTACTTCTATTAAAATTGAAGACTTTGAAACTATAAGAATAGAAAAGAATTTTAAAAATTTAGAGTCTATAGATAAAATACATATTTTTGAGACTTCTAGTGATATAGTAAATAATGAATATATAGATATATATTACGATGAATATGAATTCTTTGGGCATACTAAAGTGATAGAAAAAAGTGGTAATATATTCAAAAATCAAAAATTTGTTTTAGATAAAGAGATAAATGATCCTTTGAGAAAAACATCAATCATAATAACTGATATAAAAGACGATCAAATCGAGTTCGAAATATTACAAAAGGGAGCTTATTTTGAACCTCCAGAAGAAAATGCTTATTTTATTAGTGAAAATGGTGCTAAAATTTTATTAGATTTCTTTTATAAAAAAACTAATGTAAAAAATTTTCAATCTAACTTTATCAAAGACGTAACTCATGGGGATGGATTTATGGTCCTTCATCTCCTTAATAATCTTCCATATGAAATTAAAACTGGTAAAGTCGTTACGAATAAAATATTAATAAAAACAAAAAGCCAATTTGCTAAGAAAAATAAAGATAATGAAGTATTTTATATTATAGATAAAAAGATACCTTATTTAGATTTACCATATCCAGAGATCGAAGATGAAGTCGCAAATAAAATGTTTGAAGATATTCTTTTTAAAATAGATCATAAATTAGCTTTGCTAGAAAAAAAAGTAGAAGAAATTATTAATCTAAAAAAATAATTTTTTTGTAAAATGTCGCATTTTTGATTTTCTTTGGAACTTCTTTAATTTTAAATTTATTATAAAATATATCTTTTTCAGAATTATATACTAACTTTTCTAAACCATATTTCTCTGCCGAGATAATTTCCCAATATGTACCAAGTCCAATGTAATTGTTTTTTGTTGGAAAAACGGCTAGTCCACTACATTTTTTCATTATAAAGTCTAAATCTTTTACAAATAGCCCAGTTAGTTCATTTTCATCACATTTTATCTTTGTAGCAATTTCATCTTTACTTAATTGACTATATGGTAGCAAATAGTCTTTACCAGGAAAATGCTTTTTAAAAATATTTAATTTAGCATCATATCCTTTATTGTATCTATATAGAAATAAGTTATAAGAGAGAAAGACCATGTTATACTAATATTGTATTAATTTTGTTTGCTTTTGTCCATTTATCGTGAAATTCTATAAAATTAGATATATCTTTATCTTTTATATCACCAATTCTATTTATTATTTTTGCGACAGAATATTTATCAGATTTTAAATATATTCTTGATAAAGAATCAATTATTTTCTTTCCATTCAAGGGGTTTCCAACGGCTCTGATAAGACCATGAAGGTACTTTAATCCAAGGCTTTCTTTAAATTTTTCTTCATATTCTTTATAATTATTTTGATCTATAAGCTTGTAACTCCTAAATTTTGGCGTTAATCTTAAAGAATAAGCTCCCCTTGCTATTACGTATTTTAAATACAAATCATCGCCATATATAGAATTACTTATGCTTTTATAATCTTGATATGAATCTTTATCAAATAGGCCTCTTAATTTATCAAGTAATATCACTCTTAAACCATTTTGCGTCCTATATATATTTGAAGTTATTTTGTTTTGAGTTAAGTATTTTTCTATGTCATTTATAATTTTTTCTTCTCCATTTTCAGCGTAAATTCTTTTAGACGCATTATAATTTACAAAAATTTTAAACATTAAATCATTTTTTTTATCTTTGAGAATATAGAATTCGTCTTTTCGGCATCTTATATCTTTTGGTATATTAAATTTTACTTTAGAATTATTATCTATTTCCTTTTTAAAATTTAGATCATTATTGTTTCTATCATAAATAGAAATCTCTGATATGGACTTTTTATCCATGTTTATAAAATTTATATCGAATGATTTTTGATATGGGCAAATGTTTAATTGATAAACGTCTAATGGATATAAAGTTAAATTATTAGTAAAATCTATTGTAAAATTATTATCTGAAGAAATAAAGTCTACATCAATTAATCCTATATATTTTTGGATGCTGTTTATATACCCGCGATGATTGTATTCAGAGCTATATAAATCTATCATATAAGTATTGTGTTCTCTTTATTAGCCTTTGTCCATTTATCATGATAATCTAAAAATTGTAAAATTTCAGGATTCTCTTCAGAAAACTTAAATTTTTTAATTTTTCTACAAATAGCGTACCCTTCTCTTTTTATATAACCAGTTACTAAATCCTTAAAAATTATAAAATATTTTTCTATTTTTTTATTCTGTTTATCGTCTTTAAAGTAAATATTTTTAAGATCAAATTTTATTGGTGTTCCTCCATCATTTTCTATTATACTTGTGGCAATATCATTATTAGATAGATTTGAAATTAGTTTATTATAAGATTTGTCGAATAATTTATAATTTTTTAATTTTGGAGTAAGTCTACATCCGTATCTTCCTGCGAGTAAACATGTATTAATGTATTTTGAATCTGAATATAAATCTTTCGCTAATTGCGCGTAATCTTCGTTTTTTCTAAATTTATCTGTTAATATTAACCTTAATCCATTTTGTGTTTTATATAAATGTCCAGAAGCCTTATATTCTTTTATTTTTTTTTCTATTTCTTCTATTAATTTATTTTCGCCATATTTTAATATAAAATCTTCAGAAGCTTCTTTGCTAATATGACATTTTAAATCATATCTAGGGTCGAATCCGTATTTAGATGAATCTAAAAATATTATCATATTTCCATTTTGTAATTCATCTTTATTTATATAAAAACGTATAAAATTTTTATATATCTTTTTATTTAAATGTAACTCTTTAATAAAAGAATCATTTCTTGTATCAATTAAATAAGTTTTGAGATTTAAAAAATATTCTATTTTTTCTTTATTTATTATCTTTACATCAAAAAATTTTTGGTTATGACTTATTTTAAATGGTTTATTTTTTACAGAGAATAGATGTCTTCCATCTTCTTCAAATACTATTAAATTAATCTTTTTTTTGTAATAGACATTATCTATATCTGCAATAAATATATTATTTTGTATACTAAGTATGTAGCCTCCTTCATCAACAAAACTTAATAATTCTGTATCGTAGAGGTCATTCATTAAAAAGCTTTTCAATATCTCTAAGATCTGGACCAGCCAATCCTTTATATTCTTTTGTTGGATCTAGCCCTGCTGGATTAAATCCTCCAGGTCCATCGTTAAAATAAGTTCCGTCTGAGCAGAATCCCCAACCATGACAACAGCCGCCGTCTGCAGCGTAGAAGCCGTTACCACATGTAAATTGACAGCCCCCGCAATTGTAACATGGTGGTGGCGGAGGTGGAGGTGGCGGAGGAGGTGGTGGCGGAGGTGGAGGTGGCGGAGGAGGTGGTGGTGGAGGTGGTGGAGGTGGTGGTGGCGGAGGTGGTGGTGGCGGAGGTGGTGGTGGTTCTGTAGTTGTAGGTGGACGAGTAGTTGGTGGTGGTGGCGGAGGTGGAGGAGGTGGAGGAGGTGGAGGTGGTGGTGGTGGAGGAGGTGGAGGAGGTGGAGGTGGTGGTGGAGGAGGTGGAGGAGGTGGAGGAGGTGGAGGAGGTGGAGCAAGAGTTAGTGGTGGTGGAGGAGGTGGTGGCGGAAGAGGGGATGGTGTAGTAGTTGTCTGCTGGGGTGGGCGAGTTGTAGTTGTGGTGCTAGTTGTCGTAGTGGTAGTAGTAGTGGTAGTAGGTATGCTAACACTAGTGCTTTCGATTTCTTCTAAAGAAGTTTCGCTATATATAGGAATAATTGGGTCACATAAAAATGGTTCTGGAGTTGTTGTTGTAGTTGTTGTCGTAGGACTATTTGTTGTTGTAGTAATTGGAGTATAACAATATCCAGTTGGATGGTAACTGTAATCTATACAATTTGCAATTTCATAACATTCATAACAAATCTTTATATTATCAAAACAGTTTTTAATATAATTATATGTGGCCGTGCCAACATTAAACGGTTCTGCATATTTTCCAATAGAAATACAATCAGAAGGATTAGATACTAAATTAGGATTATATAAGCCTTGATAAGAGGAGCAAGGGCAATCTCCTGTCGTATTTTGCAAATCTTCACATCTATTTATACTCATTTTAAATTATGCATTATATTATATTAATAATCTTTAAAATATTCAAAGAAATAATAGATATTGGATACTTTCTTATCATAAGAAACCAGAACAACGTCCATCAAATATCTCGCAGAAGTTCATTCCATCTCTCTCTAAAACTGGATTTGATGGTTTGATATTATTATTGCTAATATATACTTTCAAATATCCTTCTAGATAATCTACCCATACATGTTTTATTTGTCCATCAGCTAGATCTAAAGAGGGGATACCAACTCTTCTTGGATTATCTACTATTCCATTTAAATTTAATTCTATATGATTATTATTTATATCAAAATCATTTTTATATGTATCAAATGACACTGCTATGCTTTTATCTATACCAAAATATCCAATTCCTCCACCAATTCCTCCGGCTGTATCTGATTTTGATTGAATTATTAGGCTAATTCCATCCGCACGACCTATACCCACATCTTGTCCTGGAGTCATTCTCATTTGAAAATAAATTTTAAATGGTGCAGGTAATTTATCATCACAACTTCTTAATTTAAATGGTTGCCTAAAATAGAAATTACCACCTTGATTAAAAAGATCATCCGTGAGAACTATAGAATTTTCATCTGCGTTATTATCGCCAGAAATATAAGAACTTCCAATTAAAATTAAATCTCTTAAATAAAAATCTTTATTATAGGATCTTATTTCATATATATTTTGAAAACTAAAAGCTAAAATTTCATGTTTTTCTTTTCCAGATCCAGTAGATCCACCAAAACCAATATAAGCAGTTTCACATCCGACGTCTTCGCAACATCCAGGATCATCCTCAAGACATTTTACTAGATTTGATTTATTAATTACATTATTTAATAAATTTCCTTTGAGCCTTTCAATCCCTAATTGATCTTCTCCATATTTGTATATTGCACTACCTGTTACATTGCAATATTCATTTGACCAATTATATAAATTTCTCTTTTGATCACCTGTATAAAATTCTCCAGTTATTAAATAATAACAATTATTGCATGCATCGTTTAAAGCTTTAGATAAAGAATTTTCATACGCATTTATAAAGTTTTGTTTTTCTGAAAACCCTGTTTGGAATATAATTGGCTTAAATACATTTGTTAATCCCGAAGAGACTGGTCCAAGATCAATTCCTGTTTGAATATCTATATTTCTAGCAATAGTTGAGCTGGCAAGATGATGAAGATCTTTATGATATCTAGTTAAGTCTTCATTTGATATAGCAAAAAATGATATTCGATTATTAAGTGGCGTCGTACCTCCAGCAATTTTTGGAATAGATGTAATCGATAAAGAATTTTCTATATATTCTCCTCCAGAGATTAAGGGTAAATTATTATTTATTTGAATAAATCCGCTACCGCTGTTTAACACACCAGCAGTTAGAAACGAATACTTATTAGGAATATTTATATCTGAAGTACTTACATTAAAACCTACTGGCCCAGAAGTACTAACGCTTTCCGTACTCCATATGTTAAATTGTTTTATATTCCCTAAACTTCCTTGTGTGCCAAATCTAAAACCATTAGTTTGATAAACCTCTGAAGATAGTAAAACTCTATATGGAGTATTTGGCGGAGGACTAGTATAATTTTCTAATATGGAAAATATAGTAAAATTAGCTCCTGTAAGATTTATAGGATGATTTGGAAAATTTAATCTAGAAGACTGAAACAAAAACTTATATCCTGAAATGGTCTTTTCTGTTGATACAGATGTACCAGTAAAATTAGGATTTTTTAAGTCATAAAAAAAGCTGCCATTATTATTATAGTCAGATCTTAATATGAAAATATTTTTAAACTTATCCCACATTTTAAGATTTTTTAAATTTATAATAAAAGTATTTATATCTTCTTTTATTCTAAAATCTATGATACTCGCTCTTTGAAAATAAGATAAAGAATCTACATCAAAATGATTTATAGAATTATGAGGGCATGGCAAGCTCATGCTAAAAGTATAATCGCAATTATCACAAGAAATAGCATTAATTCCAGATAATTTTAAGTTTTCGGCTTGATCTTCTGCGATGCATTGAGACTTTATTAAATTAACGAAACTTTCTCCACTACCGCTAACTTGTCCTGTAAAATAGCAATTTGCATCATATATTGATGTTGGGGTAAAATAAAAAGAACTATTTGGATTTCCTGTCAATATATCTATAGGTAAAATATTAGGATTTGAAATAGTAAAATTAATTCCATTTTTAAGATTTATCATTCCGCTTAGTATAAAATTATAGTCAGTATTTGAATTTAATTGAGTTTTTACTATTTCGTTTCCTGGACCTAAAGGGCAATTTTGTGTATATAAAATTGGTTGATCAACCTTTCCGGTATGAAACCATCCTGCACCAGCTCTACCAGAATAATTTATAATTAGTGGAATTTTATTTTGTATACAAGGAGAAAATCCATAGTTTAATGTTTTTAATTGACCACTTAAAAAAATACCAGTAGTAATTCCTGTTGGAGGAATTTTTAAATTAAAAAATCCTTTTCCGCTATATATCTGTAAATTCAAGAATTTATTTGGCGTAAATACAGATGTCGAACTAAATATACCATCATTAAAACAGCAATGCGAACCAGAGCCGCTCCAACTTGCCAGCCAAGGATATTCGACATTAGAAACAGATTCGTAAACTAATCTACCACCACTAGTCAAAACCCATCTATCTCCACTCCAAAATATTCTTTTGTTTGATTTATTATATTCAAATTTACCATTAGTATTTGGAGAAGTCGTTCCTAAATATAAACCATTTATATCTTCGCTTTCAGAGTTGGTGATAGTTACTTTATTGAAAGAAGAGTCGGTATTTTGATATAAAGTTAAATTATTATGATTTGAAAACAATCCATATTTTATATAATTATAACTTACTAATGGTTGAGAAAATGTAGTAAATTGATTGTATAAATTATTTAAACCAGAGGTTAATGGCTCACCACTGCAAAGATATCCTGACAATTTTAAAAAATCTAAGTATTGATTTTCTAAACAAGAATATTCATAATTCTTATACTTAATTGTCTCATGACGATTTAATTTCATAATTAAGATGGACTATTTTTATTTAATAATCCGCCAGGACGTTTCTGCTCAATTATTGTTTTTATAACATTTTGTTTAATTAAATCAGTTAAAGCTTTATATTTTTGAGAGGAATCTTTTGCGGAAGAACTATCCGTAGTATCGTCTTCTCCATTCCCAGAAGATTGATCATTTCCTTGTTCTGTAGTTTTATTATCACCTTCTACATTAACAGATATGTTAATATTATTTGTGATGCCTTCGGAAGCGCTAACTTGTCCCAAATTCTCTGTCAAATTATTTAAAGATGATATTAAACTTACTAAAAATGTTTGATCTACTTGACTTTGATTAACCGAAGTTCTATTTTCTACCACTGGATTATATGGTCGTTCTTGTTGATTGTTATTATTTCTGAATATATCTATATAATTATTAGATCTTTGAGTGGCTTCGATTTGCGGAGTTTCAGTTGGAGTATCTCTTTGTACAATATTTGGTATATTGTCCATGCTTCTATTTTGATTAGCTGGGCTTGAACTTTCAGTTATTATATAAGCTAAATTATTTATTGCTTCTATTAAATTAATATTTGGATCTTCTAATGGCATTGCACCCATATTTAGATTTGGTTGCTGACCAACTTGACCACCCTTTGCGAATTTACTGACTTGACCTCTATTCAATTTATCAAAGAATCTTGCGCCATATTTTTTAACTGCATCCTTACTAACTACATATTCTCCTTGCATAAGTAAAGCTGGAACGTCATCTGGACTCATGCCTCCTTCTGCAAATCTAAATCTATTACTAACTTGCAATCCAGAAGAAGATCTGGTAGGAGATACGGTATTTCTTTGATTTTGATTGCCTTGAAGAAAGTTTATAGCTAAAGGAGCTCCAATTGCACCTGCTCCTAGTAGAGCCATAGTACCCATATTACTTCCACCAAACATTGATCCTAAACCTCCAGTATTTGCAGCTCTCATTGCGGCAGCGCTTGTTATTCCGGCTCCACCGGTAACTAAATTATAATTAGAACCTAAAGCACTATATGTTCCACCCATACCACCAGGCATAGCAAAAGCGGATGCATTTGGACCGCCACCAAATAGGCCACTAAGTCCACCTCCTCCTCCGCCAAATAATCCACCAAGCCCACCGCCTCCAAGTAGTAAACCTCCACCGATAGTCATCGCTGCACTAATTAAACCTCCAATCAAACTTTGCTGTTTTTGTCTGTTATATGCTTCTAATTGTTGAGTATAGGCTGCTTGAGCCTGAACATAAGACATTTTATTAGACATTAAATTATCTTGTAAATAGGCAACATATTCATAAAAATCTTGTTCAGTTTGCATTCTTTCTGTATTTTGCCTTTGAGTTGTATCAGCTAAAGCAAAATTAGATAATTCTGGAGAAATTACTTCTTCACCCTTTAATTGACCTAAATATCTTTCAAGAGCTGCAATTCCACCTGCCATGTCTTTTGTATTTAGTCCTTGGGTATTTTCCCATCCACTTACAAGATATTTATTATCAAAACTTCTGCTAAAACCTCCGCCATCTTCCATGCCTTTTGTTGCCCCTGCATTTAATGACTCTAAGAATCCTGTGCCATACGCTTGTTGGATACTTTTTACTGCTCTACGATTTAATACATATTCTCCTTTAGATAACATAGCTGGAACATCATCCATCATTCCAGAGCCTTCTGAAACATATCCACCAGAAGCATAACCTTTAACAAATCCTCCTTTAGCAAATCCAAATAATCCACCAAACCCACCCCCACCACCACTTAAAGCTCCTTGTAAAGGATTAAATAATGCTCCAAAAAATAATTTAGTAGCAATTTGAGTTGAAATTTGTTGTATTTGTTGTAATATTTGTATAGCAAAACTTTTAAATGCATCTCCAGCAGTTTGCGTTCCACTCGTAAAACTTTGAAATGCATTAGAGAATGCATCTTGAATATTTCTCGCAACATCAACTGCTGAATTATTTAAATCTTGGAAAAATTGACTTCCATTGTATGCCATTTGATTTGTGAAATTAACAGCGATACCCTGCATTGAGTCATATCCAGGTCTGCGAGCTAAAGCTTGTTGTCTTTCTAATTCTCTATTAGCATATTCTGTAGAAGTTAAGTAGCCATCAGCAAGATCTTTAAGATCTTTCATCTGATCTACTCTAATTTTTTCTAATTCATTTGATCTTTCTTGCTGCTCAATGCTTTCATTAAGTAATAAATTTATTCTTCTTCTCGCTTCTTCTTGACTTAAAGTTCCTTTTTCTACCTCTTCTCCAATAGTTTTAATTCCACTTAAATAAGTTTCACTAATTCTTAATCCATCATTTATATTAATAGTATCGTCTCTTAGTCTTGAGTATGCTTCTGCGCTCTGGGTAATTAAACTAGCTAAACTTTCTTCCCCTGTATATCTTTCTTTAGTTTGTTCTATTATTTTATCAAGAAGTTTTGATACAGTTTGACTAGATTTTACTTGTACGTTTCCTGCGTCAACACTTCTTTCTTTAATTTTTTCCATAGCGGCTTCTTGAGCTTTTATTCTTTTCTCTGCTTCTATTGGTCCAGCGACTTCGTTATAAAAATATGCTTCTGCTTCTGGAGATAGAGGTAAATTTCCCCCTAATCTTCCACCGGCTGGACTAAATCCTCCATTTCCATTTGGAATTCTTGCTTCAGGATTAATTGCAGTTATTGTCTGATTATCTAATTTTATTCCACTTTGTAGTGCTTTATAAATATTCTCTACTGTCATTTCTGTAGAATTTAAAGCGTCAAATTGTTTATTGGCAATTTCTCTTGCTTTATCTTGACTAATATTTAAACCATATGCCTGACTAAACCTTTGTATATTAGATGTCTGTGCAGAAACTATAGCGTCTTTTAAATCTTTGTTAACGCTTTGAGGACCAATTCCAAATTTTTTCAATTCTTCTAATATTCCTAAAGCTCCTCGTCCTTGAGTTAATGTATTTTGTGAGCCTAATAAATATCTATTTCTAGTAAATTCAGTAACTCTTTCATTAAAATCATTTCTTCTTAATGATTCTATACCACCACCAAAACCAATAATTTGTCTATTTTTTAAATTTTCTAATCTTGCGGCTAGTTCCTGTTTTCTGATTTCATTTTCAGCTTGGAATAGCTGTCTTAATCTATCTGTGTCAGCTTTAGCTTCTGGTATATCCCTGACTAATACATTATTAAGTATAGTAATTAAGCTCTTAGCGGAATTTTTTAATTCAGAACTTATTCCAACTTGATTAGAATATTGGTTCTCTATATTAGATATTAATTCTCTTATCTTAGTTGGTAATTCATCTAATGGAATATTAGTCAAACTTCTTGATCTGGATTCTATAAACTGAGCGAAATTTCTAGAGTTTAAATCTGCACTTCCACTTAAATTAGATAATGTATCAGCAAACAAACCTGGCCCAACTTTTTCTAAAAGTTTTCTTTGTGCAGCTAATGCGTTTTTTTGGTATTCTAAATTGGCATTAGCTTCTTCAAATTGTGCTTCTATATTAATTTGAGAAAATTCGCCTAAAAATAATCTAGCATTTTCTAATAATGTATTTTTCTGAGATTGTAATTTTCTTGAGTTTATATCTATCTCTGTTTCTGCGCGAGAATAACTAATAGTTAAATCTGTTGTTGATTTTGTAATATTATTTAAATAATTTAAAATTGTATTTTTAAAGTTTTCTGCTTCTATTCCGGCCTTACCACCAGCAGCTGAAGCCAATAAGCTATCTTTTCTAGCTTTTATCGCTTTTCTAATTACATCTGCTTGCTTTTGAGAATCTTCAACAATTTGCAAGGCTTGTTGTGAAGCTGCAGCATATTCTGGAGAATCAAAACCAAATTGATTAGCCGCTTCATCTCTTAATTTTTTAGCTGCAAGTTCTGAAATATAAACTAAAGTTTTAGGCTGTTCTAAAGCTTCTTCTACAAGTTTTTCATATCTTTTAGAATATTCATCTAAAGACTCTCCAGCTCTTTGCTCTATTATTAGAAACTTTTCAAATTCATCCGATAATAAGTTACCTAAATCTGTTGCTTTTCCTTCTATATCTGCTGCTGTTGCAGTGCTAGGTGATAATCTTAGAGATTTTTGTATTGCTTTATTTCTTCTCTCCTCTGCGCCTCCAAATCCAAACATTGAAGAAACTGCTTCTCCAAAAGTTTCTGGCGCATAAGCTTCTGAATAAGCTGTCTGATATTCTAATCTTCTTTGTTCTGATTGTTTAGCTTCAAGTACATCTGTCTGTATGCTTTGTACTTTTAATTGATCTCCTTCTCCATAAGCTTTAATTAAGTCTTTTCTAATATTTTCTGGAACATCAGCTAGAACTGAGCCTAGCCTTTTTTGTAATTTCTCTATATCATTTGCACTTAGATTTGCTGCTCCTCTTAATTTATCAGTTATTGAATTAAATTGACTAAAAGCATCATTTAATTTATTTAATTGCTCTTGAGAGGCTTCTAATCTTTTCTTAAATTTATCTATTCCTTCTTGATTTGCGGCTTTATCAATATCATTTAACGTAGTAACTAATCCAACTAGAAATCCAACTCCACCGCCTACTGGACCACCTAAAGCTGCGCCTGTAGCAGTGAAACTTGCAAGATTTGCTGCCCCACGAGTAAATGCTCTTCCAGATAAATTCTCTTCGCTTAAAAATTGTTCTGCAACGCCTCCAACAATAGGTATACCTATTGATCCAGCTAAGATAGCATTTGAGCTAAAACCAGTTCCAGTATTTCTATTTGACCTATATTGATTAAGTTGAGCTAATAGTTGTTCTCTTCTAGAAACAACATAATTTGGCACAAAACCTTTTGAAGCACCGGCAGTTCTTGCTGATTTTAAATCTCCATACCTTGCTATACCCTGAGATAATCCTAAAGGTTCATCTTTAGTATTATAAACTCCAAGCCCTAATGGATTAGCTGAATTTTGTAATCTTCTATCTTGACCGATTCTAATATTGTCTGGGGAGACTCCAGCAGATATTTCTCTGCCCATAGATTCTATTAAAGGCGAATAATTTGGTATAAATCCAGAAAAAGCTCGCATAGCTTTAGCGGCTTGTTTTTTAAACCTAGCTTCCGCGCCTAATTCTCTATATATTTTTTTTGCAAAACTTTTTAAATTTCCTTCAGAAATAGTAGCTTTAAAATCTGCAAGACCCGTAGTAAAACCAAATAATTTTTGAAGATTACTAAGATTTTTTCCTCCTCTTACGTCAAAATCTCCAGCATCTTTTATTGTAGATTCTCCAGCGGTATAATTTAAAGCTGTCTTAATTCCTATTTCAAAGGCTGATCCAATTGCTGCATTAACTGCACCGTATGCGCCTTTTTCTCCAGAACTTGAAAACGCAGAAGCAAGATCTGCCCTATCAACACTTTTTCCTAAAGGTTTTAAAGTATTAATAAAACTAGATGTATCAGTTAATATATTTTCTTTTATGTTTCTAGCCAACTGAGCCTTATCATCTTGAATATCTCCTTTTAGTCTAGTTGGATCCATTCTATGTACGGGTATATTAGTTATTGCAAATTCTGAGCTTTTTCCTTTTGGAGATACTGGTCCAGGAATTATTGTGCTTCCTCCAAATTCTGGTATAAGTATTGTAGCTAATTTAGCAACATCTTTTATTCTATCTGGGGCTAATCCTTTTGGTGTTGAACTTAAAATATCTTTTATTTGAGCTTCATATACTATAAGTTTTTTTCCTTTTGCATCTACTCCATATTCATAAGCTTTTTCGCTTATCTTTTTTAATGTACCACTTTCATAAGCTTCACGAATTGCTGCCGCATTATATTGAAAATTTGGTATAAAACCAGATGAAGCATAAGGATTGAATCCTAATTTTTTTTCAAATGCTTCTTTATATCTTTTTCCAGCCTGACTTGATACTGGTGGCATTATAGCTGGCTGATCGAATCCTGGAAATTTTTTAACATCCTCTGCTTGATTATATACTACTTTTCCTTCTCCAGGAATAGACATACTAGAAACTTTTCCAGGTTTATAACCGCCTAAATAAGCTCCAAATATTTCAACTTGTTCCGAGGATGTAAAATTTGGTATAAATCCAAAACTTCTTGCAGAAATTTGCCCTCCTCTTGAAGTTACTCCGCGAGCAGCTAGATTACCAGCCATTGTTAATGCAATTTTTGCTGATTGTTCTCTAGCTACAGTTTGAGCGCGAATAGTAGATAAAATTTGATTTTCTACATCTAATAAACTTATTTGTTTGCTTAGAATTCCTTGTATTAAATTTGGATTTTGAGAAAGAAGAGCGTTAATTCTTTGCTGAATTTCTGCTTGTTGTTGAGACCCTTTATTGATTTGTAATATTTGTCCAACAGCTTGAGTACTAAATTTAGCTAAGTTTATAAATAATTTACCTATTACTGCGCCAATTAAAGCTAATCCTGGTCCACTAATATAATTGCCTAATCCTTCTAAAAATCCTTTGGCTAATTTTTCTCCAGGACCTTTTGCATCACTTAAACTGAAAGATTCTAAAGCAGAATTTACATTACTTAATAAATTTTCTATAGCTGGAGCTAGAGTCAACCCTCCAACTTCTGCTCCAAGTTTTGTAAAATTAGCTAGAGTTCTATTAACTAAAGCAGATAATGTCTCATTTAATTTTTCATTTCTTTGTATAGCCGCATCGCTTGCACCTAAACTTGTATTTAAAGCGCTATTATAAATTGAATATTGTTTACCTAAATCTCCTAAAGCTGCTTTTAAAATATTGATTTGGAACACGCCGCCGACTAATTCAGCAACATTTGCTTTTTGTGCGTCAGATAATTCATCAAATCTTTGAGCTAGTTGACTAAGCGTATCAATTGCTGGTCTAAAACTTCCATCTAGATTTCTAACTTGCAAACCTAATTGCTCTAACTGATCTAATACTTCAGTTCTTTCTAGTCTTGTAAAAATAGTCTTTAAAGAATTTCCAATAACAGCACCTCCACGAGCTGTAGTTTGTTGCACGCTAGTAACTAAAGCCAGCAGTTGATCAAAATTTATATTAACACTTTCTGCTGAAGAGCCTACTCTTTGAATTGCTTCGGCAAGGTCTGCGCTACTAACTGCAAAAGCCGCGTCAACTGTCGCTAATTTATTTACTATAGTTACAGAATCTAGTGCTACTTTATTAAAACTATTAATTGTTGCAGTTAAGGCTTCTGTACTAGAAACAACATCTAAACCACTTAATCTTGTTAGAATTAGAGCATCTTTTGTTCTTTTTAAAGTTTCTTCAACGCCTAAACCTTGTCTAGAAAATTCTACGGCTGCTTGAGATACTGTATCAAAAGTTTGGCCAGTTTGACTTGCTATTTTAAATAATTGGTCCCCAAATAATTGTAAATTTTTTCCACTTAAACCTAAAATCGAATTAATATCTGTTAAATTTTTCTGTACTTTTAAAGTAGTTCCAATTAAAGCTTGGAATCCTCTTTCTACTGCAAATATAGCTCCCGCAGAAGCACCGAAAGCTAGCACGCGAGCATTAGATGCGTCTAATGATTTTCTAAATTCATCTACAGATCCAGTAATTCTACCAAGAGGTTGAGTGAAAGCTTTTTCATTTAAACCTTTAAATTGATAATTTTTACCTAAAGCCGTTGAGATATCCTTTTCTAAAGGTCTTGTATCTGCACCTACTGGTATTCTACCGACTACATTAGCCATGCCTTGTACCTCTTTCCTATCATAAAATTACACTAAATATTAAGCATTATGTAATTTTATAAGATCTTGGAAAGAGAGCGATCCGCCTTTTTTCTCTGCCTCTTTTACTAAGTCAATTCCTCCCTGTTTATCTATTCCCAACTTTTTAAGATCTTGCTTAGATGCTCCTACGATTGATGCACCTAAAACCTCTTTATTTGATGAGTTTTTATTGATAGCTTTATTTGCGTTCTTTGACCCTTCATACCAGTCTACAAGAGCTTCTGGGTCATCCATTACGTTATCTGGTGGCTTTGTGGTTGCATTAGTCAATATATTCTTAAAATATTTACCATAGGCAAATAACTCTACTTGACTGAAAGTTAATTCAATTACTGGTTTACCAAAGAATATCAAAGGACTATCCTCACATAAATAGAAACTATTTAGAAAGAAAGACGATAATGCTACTTTCTTAATATTCTTTTCTGTTAAAAATGATAAACCTTTATTATATTTTGAATAATATTGAAAAAGTTCTTTATATTCAAGTTCTTCAAATTGCTCTTTAGTAAAAAGCCTTTCTTTTAATCGTTCATCTTTAAATATAGATAAAAATATATAGTATTCGCTAATTTTCTTATTTGAATAAGACTCAAGGGTAGTACCTAGTAGCTCTTCCCTTTCTTTAAGTATCTTATTTAATTTATCCTCATTTTCCTTAATCTGACTATTTATATGGTCTATATCTCTTGTGATTATTAATTTAGATTTTGTGTACCTTAAATCTTTTATAAAAGATTTTAATTTAGATATTTCTTCTTCTCTTTCGTTAGACCAATTATCTTTATCAATAAGGTTTTTAATTTGAGTTTCTTCGTCAAGAAGCCCAAGTTTTCTGGCTTTATTTTCTATCTGAGATTTTCTTTTATTTACTTCGTTAAGATCTTCTAATTTAAAATGTTTAATATAAAAAGAATCTACTTCATCCGTATAAAACGAATAGCCATTTATAATATCATGATATATTAACTTGTAGTCTTCTTGGTTCAAGATTAAACATTTTCAAATGTAACCAGTTTTTCAAATTCTTCTTGAGTGCTTGCTCTACCCATGTACCAAAAGCTAACATAGAAAGCAAATTTTTTAACAACAGTCTTTAACCATTCATCTTGACTTTCTTCCAAGCCATCATAGATTGCAAGCCTTTCCTCAAAAGGTCCATCTCCAAATATACATGTTTCTTTACCTTCTTTATCAATCATATATGATAGATGTAAAATCCACCATAGGATGGTTTTATTTCTTGCTCTATTTTCTGCAGTCTGATCAAATAGACTAGCTTGAGCAATTTCAAAATCCTGTATTTCATTTCTTATATTTATAATGTCGGAAGTTAGTTTGTCGAAATGCTCTTGCTCTTCTTTTGTTCTTTCAAGTTTATCTTTAATTGAAAGTTTTTGAAATTCATTTTGTTTATCAAAAAGTTTTACATAATATTCTGCATACTTTTCTTTCTCAATATCGCTTAAAGCTCCACCATCATTAGCATATCTTTTTGCTAATAGCGATCTCGTAAGAAGACCAGCTTTAATACCTTCTGATAATTTTACAGCATAAAAGAGTTCTGCTTCTTCGAATAATCCTCGCGTAGGTTTTTTAATAAAAAATTTTCTATTAACTAATTCTTTAGCTTTAGAAGTGATTGTTATTTCTTTTCCATCTTCGATCTTTGTGTTGACCTGATCGACTTCTTCTTCTTTTCTTACTATAAATTCATAGATTTTTTTATTCATAATTTTCTCCTGTTTCTAAAGTTTCTAAATAGGCTTTTGTTTTTTTGAAATTTGCATTTCCTCCAATAAGTTTTATAAAGCCATTCTTTTTTTCTTCCCCCCAACTATTATACAAGTTCAAAAAGTTTTTATTTTTAAATGTATTAATAGATAGATTTCGAAATCCTAGTTTATTTAATTCTCTTTGAATTGTTTGCATGCTTAAATTCATTTCTATAATTTTATCTATAGAAAATTTAATGTATTTATTCTTTATTTTCATCATCTTTAAATTCCATTTTTATAAAATCAAAATTCTTTTCTATTTCTCTTATAGATTCATTTCCTAGGTCTAATATCTTTTTCCTTAAATAATTATATTTAGTTTGATTAAAATAATCTATATTTTTTAACATATTTTGATTAATTTCATTCGAAAGTTTATACATCATAGAGTGATGATCTTCTTGTAGGTCTTCTATTAAATTTAAATATCTTTTATATAAATTAACAAGATTTTTATGTATTTGAAATAATACGTATTCCTTAACTTTTTCGTTATTATCCATAACCTTTAACCTTTTTGAACCTTTAACCTACAAATAATTACACTAAAAAACCCTGCTCAAAGCAGGGTTTTCTAGTTATATAATTTTATATAATCTTTAGGTTGTTGCTGGCCCTTCGATAAATACTCCGTTTTCATTATCGGTTGGTCCACCAATTTGAGTTGTGAATGATAATGATACGGATTTATTGGCGCCTACTGAGCTTGTAAATTCTTGTGAATCTAATTTTGCGCCCTTGAATATGTATTTAATAGCTTGCTTTGCAGTTGATCCGCAAGCTGCTCCATTGATAGCGACTTGTAAATTATATTTGTCGCAATCTCCATTTACTAGTGTTGCAAGATTTGCTGCTTCGATATCTCCAAGTACAGCATCTACAGTCATTGTAGCTGTTAATGGGAAAGTAATTACTTTTGCGAATGCAAATTTTGTTCCCAATTTTTGAAGATCTTCTCTACCGATATCAAAAGAGATTGAAACGTTTTGAGGTTTTAAATCTTCAATTACAGCACCAATTGCTCCGCTAACGGTTAGATTAATGTCTCCTGGTTTTAGAGCTGAATATCCGCCACCAGTAGTTACTCCAGTGATAGCAAATTGACCGGTTAAGTTAGAACCGTCTACTTGACTTATTGTTGGAATTTCACCTGTAGAAGCGCCATAAAAACGCATGTTATATGCTTGAACATTAACTGTATTTGTTGGGAAACTTCCTACGGCTGCTTCAAAAGAGTATGAAGAAAGATAAGCATTTCCAATTCCAATTGATCTAGTATTTGCTAGGTCGATAACGCCAGTGTTATTGTTGATGTCAGTGCCTTCTGGAGAAACAAGGATGTAATAATTTTTAATATCGCCTACGTTTTGCATGATTTGAGCTAGTGCGCCAGTAATTGAAGCTGCACCAGTAGGATTTACATATAATCCCAAATTAGATTCGTTATTTCCTGTATTAGTATAGTAACTAAAATCTAGACTTACTGTTGGTTGCTCTAAAATTACACGATCAATTGCAGCAAGTTGTCCAAATTGATTAACGTCTTGACGGGTAACGTTAAAACTATAATTACAACTTTGGACACGAGTTAATTGTTTGATGTCTCCTGTAGCACTTCCTGTTGGTCCTACGAAAAGTGCCTCTGATTGATAAATTACTCTATTTCTATTAGCCATATTAAAATCTCCTTAAATATATACATTATTACATTGTTTTTAACCCAAAGAGAAGAAAATTATATTATAAATGAGGGTATCTTATATCAGATATTTCAAAATCAACAAAAGCGCTAAATATCTCTGGATTAACATTATTATATTCATATCTAAATGGTATAATTTTGCTAACATTAACAGATTTAACGTAAATTAGATTAGGATATCCTATACCAGATATTAATTCTTTATAATTATAATAGTTATTCTTTATCATGCCATAATTATCAAAAGGCATATTATCTTGTGATATTAATGGTATGTGTTTTCTTGCCGTATCTCTTAATATAGCGCAAACCGCATCCAAAGAAAATAGATTATCAGCCATAACTATAGATCTTACTTGAAATATTGTTTCGTCTTCACCACCCAAAGCAAATGGTTTATTTTGACCGCCATTATTCTTTAAAAATATTGCTGGATAAGTTAAAGCTGTACTAGCTATTCCTGTAGGATTTTGTTGAACTTTAGGATTAATTTCAAATTTTGTTTCAAAAATAAGCTGTTCTTCTGCAAGGCTTGTTAAATAAATATTAAAATCTTTTACAGAATAATTACCGCTTATTCCAGTTGTAGATGGATCAGAAGAGAAAAATGAATAACCAACATTTGGATTTATTCCAGAAAATCCAGAAATTCCAGGAGCTACAAAAGATCCATTTAAATATACTCCAGAAATTATCGAGGCTCCAGTAATTGATCTATCAGAAACGATCTGCTTAAATGGTAATCCATAAGCAAAAAAACCATTTATTAAACTATCAACTGGATAAAAATCTCCAGAATAATTAGTAAAAGCTTCTCCTTTGGAACATATTTCATGATCTATCCATAATAACATATTTGACATTAATAAATTATCTAATTGAGGTTTCATTTTTTAATTTTTAAATAAAATTTTCCCATAATTTCAGATAAATATCTTACAGGTCTAAAAGCTCCTTGTCTAAAAGAATTTTTAGATTGTAATCCTTTACCAGATCTACTATTTTTAAACATTTTTCCATATATATAAGCTCCAAAACCAGATATTCCACTTTCTATTCCTTTCACCCAGCTTTGACCTTGTTCAAATGGAAGTTTTCCAACAGATTCTATTTCTTCGATTGTAGGAGATATTACATCAAACTCGAAAGATACACCTTCTTGATTATTAATTTTTTTAGGTTTACTAGTGATTCTTACTGTTTTTAAAATATTTTTAACTGGTTCTATTGGATTATCGGCTGGTGAAAATCCAATGTAAGAACTAAGATTACCAACTCCATTCAAAGTGGAAGAAGAATTTTCTGCATCTGGACCAGCTTGTATTTCTTTAGTTACAGGATGATTTTCAAAATCATTAATAAGTTCTTCTCTAATTTTATTGATTTTACTTTCTGCAATTTTTTCTGCTTCATCTTCTAAAGATGACAGATCAAATTTTTTAAATTTTTTTAAAAGAATATTTCTGTTTATTGTGACTGGCATTATGTTATCTCCTGTAAAATAAATTCATAATATTCTGTAGAAAAATAATATTTCGTTGTACCTTTAGAAATTACATTAAAAGATTTTTGATCAAAAGATATTTTTTCTGTCTTATCTTTATTTATATAATCTTTTGCTGTAGAATTAACAATTATAGTTACATAATTTTGAGAAGTAACATAAGCATTAATATCGGAGATTAAATTTAAATCTTGATTGTTATTATATTTAATAACCGCATAAAAGCTCTGACTTCTTGGAGTATATTCAATTTCTTTATTTGTTGTTTGTCCGTTTTGACCATACCCAAAAAGCTGAGTATTTATATTATTTTTTATTGTCTTTAAAGGCTCTTTATGTATGGTTATTTGTCTTTTAAATGTATCGAACCAACTTGTGGCTGCGTCTGAAAACCATTTTTTGTCCGCTTCTGATAAAAAGTCTCCCATAAAATCATATGCTTTCTGTATTTCTTATAGAATAATTATAAGATCTAGAAGAGGACTCTATTGTATCGTCTCCAGCCACTTGTAAAGGACGAGCCTCATTTAAGTTATAATTTTTAGTAAGAATATCTAACTCTTGAGAAATTTGTTTTCTTAATTCTGCGTATGTTTTAGCCAATTCATTTTTATTAACTCTTTTAGCGCGAAAACCATTTTGATCAATTTCTATTGTGCTGTCTGTGCTAGCTGCGCCAAGGGCATTTCTTAATAATCTTTCATAGTAATGAATGCCAAATAACATTTTAAAAATACTTTTTTCTGTTACGCCAAAAATATCATCTTCAGGAACTTCTATTTCTAATGTAGTTTCATTTATGGTATATTCTTTATTAATGGTAATATTTAAATCTCCAATATTTGTTCTTAGCCAATAAGCCACTGAAGCTATGCTTAAGTCAGAGGGTTCGCCCATTTCTCTGTAAAGTTCATCTGCAATATCAACGATTTTAGTAGTCATAGTATATTATATTACACTATAATATCATACCTTTCCTTGATAGGATCATATTTAACTACGCCCAAAGTATAAGCAGAATTAGTTATATAATTTATATTATCTTCTGGATTAGCAAAAAGGTAGTTACTATACGTCATATAATATTCACTATTTTTAACATAAACAAAAGTATTAACATTATTTGGGAGCGAGACTGCCCAGTTTGTGGTTCTTTTATTTTTGATATACATTTTATTTGCATCAAAAAATACAGTATTATTTGTGCCTTTATTTGTGGTATTATTTAATGTCGTTGGAGTAGTAGAGTTCATTGCGACTGTATTATTAATAGGCAAATAACTTCCAAATGCATAGGTAGCAAAAGCATTACTATTCCATACGCTATATGGAGGCAACAATTCTCCACTATTATAACCCGCTATAAAAACTCCTCTGCCTCTACTTCCTACTAATCTTGAATCTGTTTTCGTTGAGTTAGCAATGCCACCGATAAATAAATTATTATTTGCATTAACCACACTAAACATGCTCGCAGAACTCAAGGCTTCTGCTTGTCCTGTAAATATAAAACTTTTCTGATCAAGATCTAATATTCTAAAATTAGGAGATGCGCTTGAAATTATATACATATTTTTGCCGCTAATTACGCTTTGCAATGGACTTGTGAACTCTATACCGCTAAAATTTATTTTAAAAGATGAGTCAAGAGTGTCATTTGTTTTATCTATTCTACATATACCTGTATATGCGTCATTGTTAATCCTATTAAATTGTCCTCTAATATATAAATAATTATCTTTCTCTAGCAATTCTACGGTAGTTGCACCAGGAATTCCTGTATTATAAAAATTTAAATTAAAACTAGTGTCTAATGAAAGGTCACTCTTATTTAATTTACATACTCCTGTTTTGGGTATTCCATTTACCCCAGTAAAAGCTCCACACACATAAAGAGAAGTGCTATTACCATACATACCATATACTGGTTGAGACCCGCTGCTAATTAGAGAAACTTTTGCATTAGAAATTTCTCTGGTTTTTTTATTTATCTTATATATAGTAGAGCCACTAACTTTATTCATATTTCTTAGTGGCGCATAGATTTTATTATTATCTATTAATATATCATTAGATAGAATAAAATATTTGCTACTAAAATTCATATTTGGCTCATATGAGCCGCTATTAAATTTAAAAAGATGTCCAGAATGTTCAAAAATATTTACCCCTGTATATTCTAGAGCACTAGTAGCACTTGTTGTAGTTATGACAAAATAAAGATTATTTTGGTTATCATTGTGAACATTGTTTATTTCTCTACTAAAACGATTTAAAAAACTATTAAATCCCGTATCTATAGTTTGATTTAAAAGATTATATTTTACAAAGTTATTGGTTCTTATGCCACTAACGCCTGTTAAAGCGCTATTGCCAAGTATATATAAATTATTATCTATTATTTTTAGATTACGAACAACAGCTGTGCTTGTGCCTGTTAGATTTAGATTAAACGATTGATCAATAATCCCACTAATATTTGTTTTAACAACTCCTGCTCTTGTCCCAGTAAATCCAACTGACGATACTCTATCGAAGCCTCCGCCAAAATAATAATCATTATTATATTTTACAGCTGATGTGAATCTGTTATTTCCAGAAAGATAAAAATTACTTGTATCTAACATGTTGCCATTTTCCATATTAAAGGATCTAATAAATGTTTGAACTGTAGTCGTATCACCAGAAGTTATATAGCCAGTTGTATTATTAAATAATATTTGGTTATCATGAAGTGCGTCTACACCTATATTAAGAGAAGCTGATCCCTTTACGTTTCCAACACCTACTCCTGCTCCTGTAAATTGTATTCCACTTAAAAGATTAAAATTATTATCAAAAACATTAATTTTTGAGTCATAATTAAAATTATATCCGCTAAAATATGGTGATAATGATGCTCCGCATATAATTATTCTATCTTTACTTGTATCATAAGCTATAGCTCTATTAGTATTTTGTGCGCCAAAATAGCTTTTATTATCTAATAATCTACCACTAGTAGTATCTACTACTGCATAACTATTTATAGTTTTTCCTTCTATTCCTGTAAAATTGCCAACAATATGTAATTCATTACCTTTTATAAACATACCTTGAATTGTGGGAGGTGTAAGATGAGTATTAAAATTTATTTTAAATCCTGTATCTGGATTACCATCAGAAGCTCTAAGCTTAATTACTCCAGTAGCAAAATGCTGTAATCCATTATTAAAATTTTCATAAGGATTAAAAAAATCTGAACATATATATAAACTATCGCCACTCACTAATATTTTATTAATTGGAGAATTAGTTCCAACTTGTACGCTAAAATTAGTATCAATAACGCCATCTTCTGTATTCATTTTGCCCAACCCATAAGTAACGCCAGCAAAAGCACTATTAAGCGCATTTCCTACATATAATGAATTTCCAGAAATTGCCATAGCACTTGCATAATTTATTGTTTGTCTTCCGCTAAAAGCAACATTTCTTGACCCATCATTATGAAGTTTAAATACTTTTTGATTAAAAGATACGCCATTAATTCCTGTTGGTGCGGCGCATATAAACAATCCGCTACCAGTCGTTAGTACTGCTCTGCAGATATTACTATTGTTACTATATGGAAAGTTTGCGTTAAAACCGCTAATCAAGTTTCCAGAATAATCTATCTTAGCAACGCCTATTCTTTGCTCTCCTCCAACAGTTAGAAAATTTCCACCGATATATATGCCCTCGTTGTCAAAATCAAAATCAAAAACATCTGAACTTGATCCTCCTGCAGGAGCCGCAGTACTAGTGTTATTTATTCTTTCGATAAAAGGATAAAAATTTGGATCTACAATATCCTTTTTATTTATTTTAAATATTTTAGAATAATCTGTTGTATTATTTAAATTAGGTGTTCTTCCAGCAATATAAATATCATCATTTCTTACTTTAATTCTATTTGGAACATTTGTATTTATTCTTCCAAAATCTGCTGTATTTATATTATTTTTAATTATGTATATTCCTTCTGTTGAATTTTCGTTAAGATTAGGATAAATTTGATTAACTGTGTTTGCTGCGTTGCTAATTGTTGCTAAATAGTATTTATTGTTTTGTTTAGTCATCCAGAATGGTGTCCATCCATTCCAAGAACCTAAACAAAAATTTGAATCAATTTTATATGTGTTTTTATTGAATCTAAATACATTTCTTGCTACTCCATTTGCGTTATTTTTTATGCGATAACCTTCTACTGAAAAATATATGTAATTCTCATCAGATGTTAGTATTTTAGGAAGAGGTGATATGTTGGGTTCTATTCTTGAGATGAGATTGCCTTCGGTATCCAAAACTCCTATTGTGCCAATATTTTTGGATATATAACTATGTTGTTGTACTGGAAAATAAACAAACTGATCATCTACATGCAAAGCTTGGGTAAAAACATAAGTAAATGTTGTTCCGTCTAATGATGAACGATACGTAGTATAAATTCCACTATCTGGAAAGTTATTAAGAGATTCTGTATTATAAACAGAAAAATTCATTTTTAATAATTACTTGCAAATGTGCTGAAATATCTATTATTTACTCTGATAACTTGCATAATATCAATTCCACTTGGTACAAAATTCAAACTCGGAGTAATTCCATTAGAGAATAAATAAGCGGAATTAAAACTCATAGTCCTTGATCCGCTAGAATCTTGATTTAAGAATATAGTAATAGATTCGCCATTAACCATATTAGTTGGTTCATTTAAAGTTGAATTTCCTGTTAATACAAAATCAAAGAAAGTATAAAGGTTTGCATTAGGAGTAAAACTAGTTCCAGACGTACGAGGAGATACAGGATAAATTATATTATTGGCAAAAGTTTTATTTCCAGAAATAATTTGATCTCCAGTATTATAAATGAGATTTGAACCAATAATCTCATTAGTTGAATAAATATTTCCACTAGTAACTGTGATATCAACTCCAGATAGATTAAATTCATCAACGCTATTTAAATCTAAAGAATTAAATATTCCAGTGCCTTGAACTTCTATATTATTAACAAAAGTTTTATTTCCAGAAATAATTTGATTGCCAAAAGTTAAAACAGAGACTCCACTAAGAGCATTAATCTTGGTGTCAAGCGTACTGCCAGTCAAGCCAAGATTTGTTATGGTAGCATAGTTTGACGAAGCGGTTGATGTTGTAAGATAATTGTTACCGCTGAGAGCATTAATCTTGGTGTCAAGCGTACTGCCAGTCAAGCCAAGATTTGTTATCGTAGCATAATCGCTAGTAAGCGTCCCACTTAACGAACTAATACTTGAGTTTAACGTGCTTCCAGTCGAAGCGAGATTAGTAATTGTAGCGTAGTTAGAAGTTAAAGTCCCACTAAGTGAACTTATTTTTCCTTCTAATACATTTCCTGTGCTGACTAGATTTGAGGAAACAGTATTTATATTATTTTGTAGTGTAGAGCCAGTGCTAGCTAGATTTGTAATTGTTGCAAAAGTAAAATTTGAATAACCACTTAGACTATTTATACTATTTTGTAATGTATTTCCTGTTGTAACTAAATTTGAAGAAACTGTATTTATGTTGGTTTGTAGTGTTGAGCCAGTACTTGCAAGATTTATTATTGTAGCATATTTTCCATCAACAAAACCACTATATACTTCTATCTGTTGAACTGATGCAATATCTGGTAAAGTTGAAAGATCACTATTTCTTGTGCTAACTCCAAATTTAAATTTATTACTATGATCAAAACCAATAATTGGACCACTATCATTTGTTCCAGTTAATCCACTTCCAGTAACAAAGAAAATTCCACCATCTGTTGCGCCACCAGTAAGATTAAGAAGCAAATATGGACTAGCTATATTATTATTTGTTGTATTTAGAATTGTTTCTACGCCAGTAACGTAAAGATTATTAATATAAACATTATCTGTAAATGTCTTAGTTCCATCAATGCTTTGATTTCCGGTTTTTAATACTACTTCGCCGCTAAGTGAATTTATCTGAGTTGTAAATATTCCTGTATTTAAAGGTCTATTAAACCATAAACCGCTGGCAGAATCATATCTTAAAATATCTTCATTATTTAATGAGTATGAATGATTTATATTTACATTATGTAGTTCTTCTAATTCATATCCATTTTGGACTTTAACATAAATTTTACCATTGTTAGCTTGTTTTCTTTCTATAACCCCAAGATAAACAAGGTGATTTGGGGCATATGGTTTATTAGCTAAACCAAATATTAAATTACCTGTTGTACCAAGCCAAACTGGATCGCCAGCATTACCTGCGTTAGTATCTATTCCAGTTAATCCACCTTCTGTTATAATAAAACCTTGGTCATTTATATTTAAATTTTGTGCAAGTAATCCTATCGTCTTAGAAGAATAAGCTTCTCCTGTGTTACTTGCTGCTTTAATTAATATATTATTACCATTTGCGCTAGAAATATATACTGGTTGACCTTTGTAAAGAATACCAGTATCATCATTTTTTACAAGTAAAGTTAAACCTTCAGTACTTTCTCCGCTTAATAAAACTGGTATAGTATTTACTGTTGGTCTATTTATGAAATTTTTAATTCCATTAATAGTTTGATCACCAGTAGTAAATACTACAACTCCGCTTAAACTATCAATCCTAGAACCTGTAGAGATTAAATTGTTGGTAAGTGTATTTCCTGTGGTTATAAGATTACCGCTAAGAGTATCGATACGAGAACCTGTAGAGATTAAGTTTCCACTAAGAGTATCAATAAACGAACCGGTAGAAATTAATTGCGAATCTGTAGCGTAAGTTGCATCAAGGGTT